GATAATAATATTTACAAGATTATATTATCGCGTATATACGCGATATGAGTTGCTTAGCGCAACTCAGTATAAATAAAAGTAAACGACAGGACTACATATATGAAATACGAAAAGATTAAAGATGGACTTATCAGTATATTGAATTCACTCAATTACCAGTTCAAACTATATGACGGCGATGGATCTGCTATTTCAAATCCATATGAAGCGAAATACATCTTTGTCAAAGAGCCAAACATGATGTTCATAATTGAGGAAGAAAGAAATACGGTTGAATTACACAAATCAGATATGAAGACAAGTACCTTTAAAAAAATTCTTCAGTTAGTAAGGCAGTTGACTAAAAAATATTTCATCAACCTTGAAGTTTCCAACTACAACCAGATATTACAACCAAAGGACTTCTCGAAAGACATTCTCAAAAAGCGCTATAACCTTAAGCAAATGATGAATGCTGTTAACGAGTCCTTTAAGAGTGAACAAACATCATACGAATTATATGATAATATTTTATTCGTTGATAATGGTATAAATATTAAGGTAATCAATGAGAGCAATGAGGTTCAAATAATAAACCACGATCTCAGGCCATTTTTACCAGCTATCGCTGAAGGTGTAGACCATTCAAAAATTAGCCGGTTGCTTGAGAGAAAAAAACAGCTTGACAAATCAGGCGGTTCGGTTAAATTAGAGAGCCGTGGTAGTGATAACACACTAGCGCAAATCGTTGATTTACTTAATAAGATGTCCTTCTAAAGGACATCTTGAAATAACTACTAACTTAGCACTATATTAACAAATTTTAAACAGGAGTATCACAATGCGTAAATCTTTTAGTAAAAAACCCGTAGGCGAAACCGTGGAAACTGCAAAAGAACAAATTCAGAATGGCGACTTTGAATTTTATATGCGGAATCGCAAGCAACAAGAATACCATCCCTCCAACGTAGAAACCTTCACGCACGATCATTTTAAATTTGCTTATATTTTACAAGATATGGCGATGTTATGTACATCACTAGAAATTTCTAATTTTATATGTAATATCGCATACCATCTTCGAAATGGTGAATATGAGAAAATCACCAAAGAAGACCTTGAGTACACTGTTATGTTTGTACAAAAGGGTAGAGAGAAATACAACAAAGCTGATTATGTAGATTTAGACTCGTACCTATCAAACGGCTAAAAAAACATAAAAAAGACTATTGACGTATTTCAGTTTTATGATTTAATAATATTAACAATTACATTAACAAACTTAAAAGTTTAACACACTAAAAATAACAAAAAGGAAACAAACTATGTCTAGCTTAGATGAAATTCGCGCAAAACTTGCAAAATCCCAAGGTGACAAAGCACCTAGCTCCACTTCTAGTGGTGATATCTATCCGTTCTGGAATGCACCAGTAGATTCTACTACTATTCTTCGCTTCTTACCAGATGCTGATGAAAACAATACATTCTTTTGGCGTGAACGTCAGATGATTCGTATCCCATTTGCTTCAGTTGAAGGCCACCCTGAACTGAATGATGTGGTAGTAGAGGTACCATGTGTTGAAATGTATAAAGAAGGTGATAAATGCCCTATTCTTACTGAAACACGTCCATGGTGGAAGACTGAAAAGGAAGATCTAGCACGTCGTTACTGGCCGTCAAAGACTTATATCTATCAAGGCTTTGTTCGTGAAGGCCATGTAGATGAAGAAAGTCCAGAAAATCCGATTCGTCGTTTTGTGGTTGCGAAGTCTATTCATAAGATCATTGAAGCATCCCTTCTAGATCCTGAGATGGAAAGTCTACCTACTGACTTTGATAATGGTACTGATTTTAAAATCACCAAACAGCAGGATGGTAAGTTTGCGTCCTACGGAACTTCTAGCTTCGCACGTCGTGAATCCTCTCTAACTGTTGATGAGCGAGATGCAGTTGATAAGTTCGGTCTATTTGACCTAAGCGGATTCCTACCGCGTAAACCGTCTCAAGAAGATCTAGACGTGATTTATGCGATGTTTGAAGAAAGCCTAAAAGAAGGTGATTCTGTATACCGTCTAGAGTGGGCTAATAAGTATCGTCCGAAAGGTGTCAAGCTAGAGCTTGGAAATGCATCTGTAGGTACTGGTACTAGTACTCCACAACCTTCTTCACCGAAGACTGAATCTTCTGCTCCGAAAGCAGCACCTACACCGGAAGAGCCGAAAGAAGAGTCTAAAGAAGAAACACCTAGTGGTACAGATAGTGTTCTAGCTGAGCTTCGTGCTAAGATGAACAAAGGCTGATTCGAATTACGATTGGGGGAAGGCATGCCTTCCCCCAAGACTCTGTAGGAAATAATAATAATGAGAAAACCTGTAGATATGAGTAAATTTGCTTCTAGTGTTACTAAGAAGCTAAATGTTAGTCACGGTTTCAATGACCCAACTATCTGGGTAGATACCGGAAACTATATGTTGAACTATTTGATATCAGGAGACTTTCATAAGGGCATCCCCCTTAGTAAGGTGTCTATGTTTGCCGGGGCTTCTGGTTCGGGTAAATCACTGATTGTATCTGGTATGTTGGTTAAACATGCACAGGATCGTGGTATCATACCTGTTGTGTTTGACACAGAAAACGCACTTGATGAAGCTTGGTTGAAGAACTTTGGCATCGACACATCGCCTGAAAAAATGTTACGTTTTCAAGTATCAATGATCAACGATGTTGGTAAGATCATGCATGAGTTCATAAAAGACTATCGTGATAATTATTCTGACGTTGATCCTAAAGAGAGACCTTGTTTCTTGTTTGTAGTAGACTCACTTGGTATGTTGCTGACTGATACTGATGTAGATCAATTTAGTAAAGGTGACATGAAAGGCGATATGGGCCGTAAGCCGAAGCAGCTAAACGCTCTTGTTCGAAATCTCGTGAATCAAATTGCAGATCTGAATATTGGTGTTGTATGTACCAACCATACATATGCCTCACAGGATATGTTTGACCCTGATGATAAGATTAGCGGCGGGTGTTTAATAGCCGGAACCAAGATCATCACATCAGATGGCGTAAAGTCTATTGAAGAAATGGAAATTGGCGACTACGTGTTGAGTAATGATAATAATTATCATGAAGTTATTCAAACATGGCAGTACGATAAACCCACGTTCACGGTAGAGCTAGAAGATGGTCAACTGTTTGAGTGTTCACCTGAACATAAATTTGCAGTTGTCTCTGGTGACTCATGGGAATGGCGAGAAGCCCAATATCTAACGGACGATGATGCAATATTGTCGTTTGACCAAGAATTGAAATAACGTTCATGATTCCACCTCTTATTAAGATAAATAGATTAAAGAGGTGGAATTTTATGTATGGTTATAAATATTGGATTAAAAAAGGTTATTCCGAAGAGGATGCCATTGAACGTTCCAAAGGTAATGTCAGATGTTTTATATGTTCGAGCTTTTTCCCTAAAAATCAGTCCCTGTCGTCAGGTAAACATATTTGTTCGGAATTATGTAATCAAGTTAAAAAAGAAAATGCTTTAGCGGCAATGCGCAAATCAAAGCAGGTATATGTTAAGTGTATCGTATGCGACTCAGATATGCGAAAAAAGAATTCCTTATTGACATATAAAAATATATGTACTGAGAAGTGTTGTCAACTAGTGTTTAAAAATTTTAACTTTTATTGATTTTTTGATACTTTTTTTGTATCTAGACTAAATATATACATGAATAAAAAATATATAAAATTATCACAATGGGCTAAAGACAATGGATATTCGTATCATGGTGCATTTCGCTTACATAAAAAAGGATTAATCCCAAATACTAAAGTCTTGCCAACTGGCACTATCCTAGTCCAAGTCGAAGAAGACACACCTACTGATAATGTTTCTACTAATGACTATATCATATATTGTCGCGTATCTTCAAGTAAACAAAGGGACGACCTCGACAGGCAAGTTGACCGAATGACCAATTTTGCAACTAATAATGGCTATGTGGTTAAACATACATACAAAGAAGTAGCCAGTGGTATGAACGACAACCGCAAAGTACTCAACACATTATTGGAAAATCATAAGGATTGTACTCTACTTATTGAACACAAAGATAGATTGACTCGATTTGGTTATCATTACTTGGAAATGTTATGTAAATCGAAAAATATTAATATTATAGTGGCAAATGAATCAACAACAGATAGAGATGATTTGGTAAATGATTTAGTGTCTGTTGTTACTTCATTCTGTGCCAAACTATACGGTAGTCGGAAGTCCAAACGCAAAACAGAAGTTATCATTAAGGAAATACATAAAGAAGAATAGATATGGCTGGTACAATAATTAAGTCAACTAAGCATTATCTCTCAGATAATAATACTGGTAAACTAAAACACCTTAATATATTTTTGAGGGACTATCGTATTGTACTTAAACGAGCTATTGACTTCTATTGGGCGGAACATAACTTAAATACAGGCACACAAAACAAATCAGCGTATAAAGCACAAAAGTTCTATCCGTTTACAAACCAACTAAAGACAGATGACTTGGTTCTATCTGGGCGGGCTATCAAATGTGCTGTCACACAAGCAAACGGTATGATCAAATCGCTTCTCAAGAAATACGAAAAGAAGTGTTATGCCTTAGAGAAAGCACGAGAAAAAGGCAATACTACACGAGAAGCAATTATTAATAGCTGGTTATACAAAAACAGATTCATAAAAAAGCCCAAGATCAATAAACAAGTAGGAGCAGAGCTAGGAACAATTTTAGTATCAATGACCGAATCGGTTGATACAAAAGAGTTTGATTTATTGTTTATGTTTGGTTCATTATTCGATGCAACCTATAAGAAAAGATACTTACCTAAGAATAAATTATTCATTCTATCGAAAAAACACAAGCGATATAATTACTTGGACAGTAAGAAAGAAGAAAGACTAAAATCGTTCTTGCTAACGGAAAACTATATTTCAGTGCGTTTTAAAGTAGCGATTCCTAATATCAAAGAAGTAGGCAAAACGGTAGCCATAGATCAGGGTATAAACAAACTACTTACCTTAGTTGATAGAAATAACAATGTATATCAATCAAGTAACAACGCACATGGTATAGATTTTAAGGATATTTTAACAGCTCTTTCTACTAAAAAGAAAGGTAGTAAGTCCTTTAATAGAACGGTAGAACACAGAAAGAATTTCATTAACTGGACAATAAACCAGTTAGATTTAAGTGATATAAGCGAAATCCGTTTAGAAGAAATAAAAAATATATTTCATAAACAAAAGAGAAGCAAATTTTTAAACGGATTCACAAACACATTGATACGTGATAAACTAGAAGATATGGCTTTACTGGCTGGTGTCCAGTTAGTTGAGCAATCATCTGCTTATAGAAGCCAAAGATGTAATTCTTGTGGATTTGTCCATTGCCTTAACCGCTCAAATAAAGACAAAGAAATATTCAAATGTCGTTGTTGTGGGCATACTGCTAATGCAGATGTTAATGCCGCTAGTAATCATCTAGTTGATGGATTACCAGCACTTAGGTATTACATAGTTAAAGGTATAAATCGCACTTCGGGATTTTACTGGAATCCAGTAGACGATGAAGTCCAAGGAGTTTACAGTCCCTTGGTTCAAGTAGTTGTTCGTAAGAACAAACGAAAGAAGTAAAAAGAATAATCTATGTAATAAATATACATAAATTATTTAACTGTATATCTGCGTATAATAGAGGATACCAAGTTGTATACGTTTGGTATCTAACTAATAGATCATATAGGTTGAATGGCAAGATTTACAAAAAGAGAAATGATGTTATAGTAGAGTTATTAAGTATTATTGGAGAATATTATGAAAACTATAAAAATAAAAAGTGTAACAAAAAATAGAGATATTAAACCCGTATACGATATCCAAGTAGAAGATACTGGAAATTATATTCTTGATGGTGGTGTAATATCTCATAATTCGGGATTCATCTTTGCATCTTCAATTGTAGTTGCTAGTCAAAAACTTAAACTCAAAGAAGATGAAGATGGTAAGAAAACATCCGATGTTCACGGTATTAAATCTGCGATTAAAATCATGAAATCACGGTATGGTAGAGCATATGAAACTTGTAAAATCCATATACGCTTCGATAGTGGTCTAGATCGTTACTCTGGGCTCTTTGATTACCTATTGGATCTAGGGGTCTTGGAAAAGGTCGGAAACAAATACAAGTATGTAGACAACGACGGTGTTGAGCATACTGAGTTTCGTAAAGACTATAGTGCGGATTTATTTGAAAAAATCATTGATGAATGGGATTATGATAAATATAAACTGTTATCAAATTCTATGAGTCTAGAAGAAGAGCGTGAAAAACTCGGGCTCGATCCTGTTAACAATGATGACAAATAATAAAAAAAGGGAACCATCGGTTCCCTTTTTACTTACTGTGAAACACGTAACACAATGTCTAAGAATTGTGCCATTTCATCATATGCGTCACCAACTTCTCTGATTTTCTTAGCAAGTGTGTCGGAAAGATCTTTTACTTCTTCCATATCGATATTTTGATCTTTGAGGAATTTTAAAAATACATTCTTTGTTCGTAATTGATCTTGTGGGTAAAGACGCATAATATTGTCTTTGTAATGATCGAAATTATTTGCGACATGTTTTTTAAGCTCATATTTTGTATCAATATGCCCCATGTTCATGTCTTTTTCGTCTAATTTATCTTCTTCTTTTAGACGATCAGCCACTGCCTGTACAAACCAGCTCATGTGAGACACATTGTCGAAGATCATTCCATTTTCTTCTGCAACTTCAAGAGCAAGGTCTGATTCATTCTCAATTTCTTTTTGCGCTTTTGTTTCGTAGTCTGTATATAATTTGAATTCGTCTTGGGACTTACCTCGTTCTCCCCCTTCATATATAGAAGGTTTGCACATCTTACAACGGCAGTCTTCGGGATGATCAGCCGACTCATCTAGGTCAACATTGTCAGGAATTGATTCATACTCATATCCCTTGTTTAATGCAGCATTAGCGATACGTTTTACTTTGTCTGTTGGGTTTTTTATGTATTTGATTGAAATTGGTGATGCATAGATAGAAGCAAGTTGGACCTTTTCGTTTGGGTTATCTATTGAATAGATTGAACGATAGTGCCCTTTTACTGCGGCAAGTTGTTCTTCCTCTGATGGATTTTTTATATTTTTTATAGACCTCGGATCTTTTTTAATTTTTTCAAGACGATCAGCCGACTCATCTAGGTCAACATTGTCAGGAATTGATTCATACTCATATCCCTTGTTTAATGCAGCATTAGCGATACGTTTTACTTTGTCTGTTGGGTTTTTTATGTATTTGATTGAAATTGGTGATGCATAGATAGAAGCAAGTTGGACCTTTTCGTTTGGGTTATCTATTGAATAGATTGAACGATAGTGCCCTTTTACTGCGGCAAGTTGTTCTTCCTCTGATGGATTTTTTATATTTTTTATAGACCTCGGATCTTTTTTAATTTTTTCAAGACGATCAGCCGACTCATCTAGGTCACTATAATCATCTTTGTAATCTTTCAAATCCTCCACTACCGTATCTTCATCATTTAGACCATTTACGTATTGTTCAGCTTCATCTTTATCAACGAAACTTGCAACAGATTTTGCGTTATTCCCATCATCGTAGAACACATGCCACATGTCATCACTGTCTTCATATTCAACCCAATATCTTTTATCATCTACCATATCATCCAAATCAAAGTCATTAGACTCGTTCATGATTTTAGCGATCATGTCTCGATGACTCTTATACATATCCGAACCACTATTGAATTTTTTACTCATAAATATAACTCCTAAATTTTTGTATATTAGTATTTATATTTATGGTTTAATTACTAAAATAAGGTCATGAGAATGTCGAATGCAAGGATCACAGCAAAGACCGCAGCGAAGAAAAGCCATACTCCTACGTATGCAATGATAAACATTGCAAAAATAATACAAGCTACTACGGCAATCCATACCAAAATCCATACACCAAGGAACATGATGCAGAAATAAACAACTGCCAGCCAGAATGAGATGTTTGGATCAAGCAGTGCCACAATAAAATAAAGTATTCCAGTGCCAAGTCCGAGAATGAGACCAATAATGTTCACGATTCCAATGAGTGGGCTGTCTTCAATATCGTCAAAATCCATAAATTATCTCCACTGTTCGAGTTGTTTAATAAATTATAACATAAATAGGGTATGGACTTCAACTAAAATAAAATGGAGGTAGTCTTATGAGTGATAATAATTTTGTTGGTATGGTTAAAATGATCAATAACATATCTTCTGGACTTGGTGATACACAAGATACTTTAAAAGAGTATGTGAATATGGTAGAATCGTTGGAATTATACGAGTCTGAGGAAGATCTTGAAGAAACCGAGATGACTAAAGAACTCGAAGATAAGCGTGAAGAGTATGTTTTAGAGTTGAAGAAGAAAGCCGACTATTTCAAAAAACGTTACGGTGATGATTGGGAAGATGTTTTGTATGGAACTGCTACGAATCTCGCCAAGAAAGATTTAGGGATGTAATGATTAATGGCAGACGATATTAAGAAAATTCAGGATATTATAAAAAAGGCTGAAGAGTACGCCGAGCGTAAGGCTAAGAAATCCAAAAAGCCTAAACTCTCTCACGGCGCATTTTGGATTTCGCCTAAAGGAGACATTCGGGTTGTCAAAGCAGGGAGCTATCACATCAATGATGTGATACAGAATCCTGAAGTGTTTGGATGGAACTCAGAAGATATCAACTCTCTTTATGACGAATACGGTGAACGGCTTGGACAAGAAGGTTCGGCTCGTGACAATCTCATGACCTCTTTACTAAAAGATGGGTGGGTTCGTGTTCGTATACGTAAGAACTTTTACAGTATTCAGGTTTGGGACTTTACGCCTAATTCAATGAATAGGATTGAAAATTTCATATCATCAGTCATTGAGGATGGTATTAATGGCCATCATGCTACTGTACACGATGATGCAAAAATCAATGCCCTTAAGACTGGAAAAATGAAATCAATAAGCTTTGGTGAGATATTAAAGGGGCATCTATACGAAGCACAAGATAGTGTTATAGATATGAATTATTTCAATAGGTGAATAAAATGAAGATTAAGGATATTGAGGGCATTATGATTGCTGACGAAACCATAGAGATTTCTGGTTCAAATAATAAAATGGTTGAGCAAATCATGAAACATCCGAAATACAAAGGTGTGTATAGAAAATGAAAAAGTATTTAAATCTCATAGAAAATATTCTTACTGAAGCGACGTATGATTATGATAAAAATAAGCTTCAGCCTGCATTAATGACACGAAATGAATACTTATCACACCGAAACCCCGCTCACAAGTCCCACCCAGATGATTCTTATAATATGGACATTGCTTCCATGAACAGAAACTACTCTATGAATCTTAAACGCCAAGGTGGTGCAATGATTCTGGGAAGCACCAAGTATGAAGTTTATACTAATGAAAAGAACGATAGAGAATTTATAGGTGTTGTTAAAGATGCAAACGAATCTGACACTGTGTATGCATTTTCCAATGATGGTGTACTGTATTACGATCCTATGACCATCAGTAAGAAAGACGCCTCAATGTTATTAAATGCGGATTACCATGACCTTGAATTACAGCCTGTGAAATATATTAAAAATCAATATGAACAGATTTTCATTAAATCAAGATTAGAAGAATTTGATAAATTCCTGAAGCGCATTAACATCGATGGTGAATATATACAAATACGACAAGATACGAGCGATAGAGGTGACATCGCCGCCTTTAATGAAGAGGGTATGATTGTTGCCGTAGGACAGGATGAATGGGGCGCTGTTTTAATCTCAGTAGCAGAAGAGTACAAGGGGAAAGGGATAGGCCCTATAATGCAAAAGATATACACTGAGCTTTATCCTGAGAAAGAATCTGGTGGATTCACACCATCTGGATTGAATAATGCAGTTAAAGTATGGGAAAAAGAAGTAAGAAATTTCTTAGCAGCAGGAATATACAGTAATTTGATTCGAAAGGGTGAAATTAGCAAAGAACGTGTACAGGATATTGTTGATGGGTTAAGTGGTAAAGTGGATTATCAATCACTACTGCCTAAAAAAATCCCTCAAAAAGAAAAGGACTATCTAATTTATTACAACGGCGCTAACTCCTTTATACTTTATGATAAGGATTACCTTCTAGATCATGATATGAAGTATATCTATGCATATATTCATTTTGAAACAAAACCGACTACTGATGATGACGAATTATATGTTTATCGTTTTGAATATGAATCCGATAAAGATAGACAGACAATATTTTATATTGCTATACAACAATTGCAAAGCGAAGGAATTAAGATTAAAGAGGATGAGCCGGGTTCTGACTATTTCAAATACGATGATATGAAGTATATCGATGTGGATGAGGGTTATTTTAATCTTACTAAAGGAGTTTTTTCGAATCTAAATCTTCTATATAGTAAGGAAAGGCAATTAAGAAACCAAATCGATAAATACAATGAAGTACTATACAATTTACTAGAAGATGCCGAACGAAAATGGAGATAATTTAAAATGAGTATGAAAAAATACAGAGAGCTTCTTGAAAGCGTCGAGAACAGTGATGAGGTTCAAGAACCTATTGAAGAAGATCGTTATGAAGAAGAGCTTCCGGGTGATGAAGATATGGGAATGGATTCAGGACTTGATATGGACGATTACGACATTGATAGCGAATTAGACATGGAAATCGCCCGCGATGGCCTAGAAGACGATTATATGGGTGACGACGATGAATATGTTGTACCAGAGCCTGAGCCCGAAGTAGAGTCTGGTGGTGACGATCTTGGTGACGATGTGGTGTTTAATTACACTGCTACTATTCAATTAACTGGATATGATTTCCCACTGGTTCTTCAGGCAGATGACATGGAAGAAATCAAAACGGTTATGCGCGTGATGCAACAAAGTGGGTTGAACCCAAAGGGTGACTACAAATGGAATAGCAAAACATTTGAAATAGATTTAGACGAATCAGCAAAAGAAAGTGATTCTTTAAATGAAAGTAAGTACAGCGTTGGTGATGAAGTTACAATTGATGATGGACGTAAAGGTGAAGTTATTGATGTTGACGAGAAAAGGGAAGCGCTGAAAGTTAAGCTTCCTGATGGGAACATAATCTCACAAGGCTTTGATGAACTGCAATAACGTGTACATATATAAAAAAGGACTCTGTGGAGTCCTTTTTTATTGACAAATGATAATATGATGGTAGAGTTTTATAAAAAGGGTGAATTATGAATACGGGTGACAAAAACACTACTAATATCACTACTGGTAGCATTGATCTTCACGACTGTTTCAATAGCAGTATTACAACTAGTAACCTGCCTATACATTCTCACACGTTTAGTGATTATAGTTATTATCAAAGACAGCCATTTTCGAAGTCGAATTTAATTGATACTTTGATGTATAAAAGTGATACTTTGATGTATAAAAGTGATAGTCTGAAAGAGTATATAGACCTACATATAGATGTTTTTACAGATGATGCACTTATTGAATGTTTAGATTTTAGTAAGGAAATGGAATTGTTGAATGAAGAAATCTTTTGGTATGTAGTAAATAAAAATGCTATAGTGTATCCAATCCATAAAGAATATCATAACGTCGATGATTGTCTTTCGATTATTGAAAAAACTAAAAATAAAAATATGATTTTGTTCACATCACATCATGTCAGAAATAATAAGGCGTTTAATGATGGTATAAACATGTTAAAACTTAAAGGTAAGCTTTGAAACACAGTTTTTGAAAGAAAGGCTTGACGGACTCGATAAATTCCTGTATAGTAGTCAACAGTTAGCGCTAATAGGGAGAAATCCCGAGTAGATAATTGTGGATAGAAAGTTCCAGATCTTACATTAGGGTTGTTATCAGGTTTAGATTTATACTATACAAAAGTGATATAATCTACTAACACTAGATAGCAACAAGCAACTGACTGGGTTAAAATTGAAGGCACATTATTAGAATATAATTCTATAAATATATCCGTGCCTAATCTGGAAGCCGATACTCAGTTGTCCCGCGATTACTACTTCCTTTATTATTTCAATTTTATAGACTGTAGGGCAATCAATGAAAACTTTTGATGAAATAATTGATTCAGCAACACATGAACTTGTAAAGAGTCATGGGTTTACCGACGAGAACAGTAATGAATATAAAGTATTGTTTGAAGGTAAACGTGCGACACTCCTATCGGATTTCAATGATAAGATTGATCTTAATAATATATCAAGCCCTGCCCTTAAAGGTCTTAAAGAACTTATTTCGAATGGTGTCATTGAAGATACAAAACAAACTGCGGTGGTACCGTTTTCAAGTTTGATGGCGGGACAGTTTATTCATTTAATCAATTTCATTAAAGACAATGACGAGATTAAATATCACCAACTTCATAATAGGTCTACTGTTCTTATCGAAAACTTAACACCTTTTAAAGCTCTACAGCTTTCTGAGTTGTTGAGAAATGATCTTGTATACTTGACTCTTAGTAACAAGAATCTTGAGAAGTATGCTGAGTTGATCCAAGGTAAAGTAATAAGCATTAGTACAGACAGCAAGCTTTACAATAAGAATAAAACGTATAAGATCAATGTTCGAGTAGCAGCAAACGTTCCTTCTGTAGAGGCAAACCGACGAAAAGACCATTACGCCGACGTTATCCTAAGACTGGCTAAAGGTCTAAAAGAAAAAGGGTATGATGCAATCATTGGATCATCTGGTGGAAATGTAGGTCACTCCCTGACAATATACACTGATGAGATCCCATCACTTAACATTTTTAAGTTGTATCGTCTTAGCAATATTTCTATTGGTGTGCGCGATGATTTGAAGATGGTAACCGACGAAGAGTTTGAAAATATTTTCAAAGACTTCTTATGAACTTGAAATAATTTTTTACTTCAAGTATTATTAATCATAAGAGGTCTTTGAACATGCTAGATTACGCGATTGAAAAAGCACGAGAGATTAACCCCGATGAAAATCATGTCAGGGTTTATGCTGTTATAACCGATAAACGTGGAAGAATTATTGCCGAAGGTAAGAATAATTACGTAAAATCACATCCATTGCAAGCATATTACGCAAAGATGGTAGACAATGAAAATGCAATTTACCTCCATGCCGAAATTCAAGCAATGGTTAAATGCGATAGTAATAATGCACACAAAATGTATGTAGCAAGGGTGTCTCGTCAAGGACATCCGATGCCTGCGAGACCTTGTAAAATTTGTCAAACTGCGATAGAAGATCTTAATATTGTACAATCAGTGGAGTATACTGTATGAATAAAAATTTTCGTAGCCTTGAAGCCTTCACTGAACATGTAGCCGATATGTTGAGCGATCATGTGTTAGAAACACCTTCCCATACTCCTTATGTGTTACAAACCCCACTATTTGTTTGGTGTTTTAATTACGGCAGTATGGTATATCATTCAAATCTTGCTAAAGATTATGATGTTTGTATTATTGTCTCACACGAACTTCGTGATATAGTTGCGTCAGTTCTTGACTCAGATACGATCAAATCATACCTGATTAATGGATATCCGATTGATGTTAAGATGGTAGCATATAGCGATATGGATGTTACAGAGTTACTGGAACTAGACTATGCCATAAAAACAGAATCATCTTGTTATAAGCCTATGATTTTAGGCTTGTCACAGGGTTATATCAAGAAAGATTCGATGGAATGTCTTCCTTCCTTGAGTCTTAATAATAAAAAATATGTACGTCATTCTATATCTCAGAAATGTTCAAACTCTTTTGTGAAAGCAAAGAAAAAACTGACGGTTGAAAAGGATTATGACCGCTATTCATCGATGAAATCTTTGTTTCATAGTATCAGAATGGCTCGTTTCGCATATGATTATGGTAAGAATGGAATTATAAATCCGTCAGCATGCACTGAGCTGTATCTAGAAATCAAGAAAGATTATGACACACATACAGATGAGGAAATACTTGAACTGATCGGAACAAAGTATAAAAAGATCTATAATGATCGTATGAGCCTTTTCCGTCTCTTGTATCCGAAGTGATGTAGAGCATTATCTGATATTTGATTTAATACTTTTAACTAAATCATGCAGTATCATAGGATTGGATACCGAAGGCATTGTGTTTGCTTCCAGAAAGTAAACGTTGCCTTCGATTTTCCCACGCGTTATTTTACCTGATAACTTCCCAACACCTGATACAAACGCGCCCAAGGATTCAGAAACTTCTGTTTTTGATATAGCTATATCAACACCACTTGCACCATAACCCAACTCTTTAACAGCCGTAATAGCAATATTCTTGCATACATTGTATACTTCACCACTTGTAATGGATGTCATTGACATATTACTTCCTATTTTCTTATATACGCCGCTCAAATGATACTCACCATTCATATAGTAAACTACGGCTCTATACTCAGAAGATATATCCAATAAAGGCTGAAATATATAATCTTCTGGATTATCAGGAACTCGATTCACAAGTTGACCTTGCTGTCGTTGACTACTTTTATGCTTTGCTATAAAACTACCCACTACATCATCACTATCTTCATACGTCGGTACGGTTGGTACCGAGCCCTTTAGCATTCTATACTGTGCGTGTTTATTATAGAACCGATTACCAAAGTAGATAGTGTTTTTATTTGATGGTAAAGATGAATTTCTACCGAACTTAATCATCGCTTGTCCCTTTAGAATTTCATCCCCTACCTCAAATACGTCACTTCTTTCAGCCAGTTTATAGATGTAGTTTTGAAATTGTTTAGGCGCTGAATCAACATCAGCAAGCATTATTTTAAATTCGCCGTCACTTTCAGATTCGTCTTCATTTAGATATTCATCGCTTAGATGTTCTTCAACTGATTCAACAGACATTTTAGTACCATGTACTATCCAATAGTTTAGTATATTGGCACTGAATGGAGATTTCTGTGAGAAACCAAATGTGACGTATTGGTTTCGCTTCATCAAAGTATTGATTACGTTATTAGTTGTTACCGTCGTTGCGAAAATATAATTGTAATTATGTGAAACATCTTTGATGGCACGGTAAAGAAGTGTATAGGCACTGAAACTGCGACTATCCGGTTTAATATAAAGGTATCCCACTTCAGCCCCTGTGACGCCCTCAATGGTTGTTTCTTTCAGACCTACAGTACCGACCATAACATTACCATCATATAGAGCAAATAACCTCCCAGTGCTTCCTAGCTTGCCTAATAACCTAGATGGTGTAAGAGTCCAAGAAAGTTGTGCACCATCATTGATTAGGTCACATGCTTGTTGCAATTCTTCTTCGGATGATAATTCTTCGATATGTAATGTAGATTCGAACAGTTGTAGTACTTTCATAGAATATCCTTGTATAAGAATATTTATAGAAACTGTTGCAATCAGATTTTTGAAGGTATATAATAGTATTAAATTGATAGGAGACTGTTATGGAATATGTATCACCTAATATCGAAGTTAATCTTTTCAGTGAAGATGGTACTGTCATGCATAAGTTTTACCCTAGTAAAAAATATGCCGCTGTTGGTTATAACGGAGAGACTATCTTTGTTGAAACCAAAGAACATAAAAATATTCGTTTCTGTTATAACACTACCAATCATCGTGGATGGTCTAATGCAACAGCATCGGCATGTGAGGTGGGGTGAATATTTGCAATATTGAATAAGATCAAGTATACTACTTATAAACATTTGGGAGAAATATTATGAGTTTTGATGATGCCAAATATATAAACACCATGAAGTATCCGAAAGAAACTGATTTTTTTCGTTATACTGTCATGACCGATGAAGGTGAGAAGCTTGGAAGTTTTGAAAACCGGGAATCACTGGTTGAAGAATATGGTGAAGACCTTCTGAAAATTTGTAACACGGTAAGACAAAAAGTGCGTACTGAAGGTAAAGCTAGTGCTGTGTATGACGATTATATCGTAGTGGTACTGTACGATAACGAAAAGTTCCGTGAAGCACAGAGTGTTTACCGTGCAGAACAAAGTCGTCTTACGAACCTTTTCTATCGTGACTGTTGTGAAAACGTGGGTTACGATCCAGATAGTAAACTGGCTAAGATCGTATTTGACAAGGCATACGACGACGGTCACTCTTCTGGATATCATGCTGTGTGGAACGAAATGGAAGAACTGTCTGATTTTGCAGATGATATTCTAAAATCGGCAAAGTGATAAAATAGAATTTTATCAAAACTATAAATACTCCTATATACAAAATATAGGAGTAATTTTTAATTATGGCTGTCAAAATATATAACGCAGGTCTCAAGAACATTCGTATACGTGAAAACCAAGTATTCACTACGCCCGATCTAATAACAGATGCAGGCAAATTCATCGAAAGTGCCGGTGGCTACTACGCAGGCGGTAATATCTTAGTAGATGGGAAGGAATACGCTATCATCATAGCCCCTAAAGAACTAGGCGAATATAATGGAACTATACAATGGAAGACTAGTCAAACGACCACTAGTGGCGCTAACAGCACCTATAATGGCAAAGCCAATATGGATGCTATTGTAGCGGCTGGTTTGAGTGATCACCCAGCCGCACAATATTGTGCTAACTTAGATATTAATGGGTTTAATGATTGGCACCTACCAGCACCCGATGAACTAGAGATTTGTTATCGGTTTCTGAAGCCCACTACTGCTGATAATTACACATCTAGTAGAGCGCTACATGATGCTGTTAATGGTACTAATCCAAATAGCAATCCTGTAGGTAGTGGTTATAGTACTAGTGATCCTAGTCAGACAGGAGTAAGTGAGTTCCAAGATGGTGGTAGTCAAGCATTTGAGGTGGCATATTATTGGACATCGATGGAATATAATTCTTCTAATTCTTGGAATCAGAGTTTCTATAATGGAAATCAGAACTTCAATTACAAGACCAATTCCTATAGGTCTAGAGCAGTCCGCTGGCTAGAGGTCTGAAAGACCGATTAGACGGCTTTTGTCTTTATTGTGAGGAAGGCGTTGAACGCAGTGAGCGTCCTGACGAAATATGGTAGTTATATATTAAACCACCCTCTGGGTGGTTTAATTGATTCGTTAAGTGAAACAGAGATTATGGAAATTTGGCCTCCTGAGAGGCCAAATTTTTCTTTACATTTCGTTATAAACTTGCTAAGATACATATAGTTGGATTGACCAACTACACATGAGGCAAAACATGAAAAATAAAGATGTTCCTGACTTATACCATATTACCTATGAAATTTTAAAACAGGTAAATGTTATTTCACGTCATATTAAGAATGACTATAAAGATACAATAGGTTTTGATATGAGAAATACTGCATACGATATCGTTAGGAATATTATTAAAGCTCATGCTTGTTGTGACAATACTAGAAAACATATCTTAGTAAGTTCACTACAAGAGCGTATTGAAGAGTTATCTCTCTATTTACGTTTAGCCAAAGATCTGAATATACTATCAGACAAGCGCTATGCCGATGTAGTGTGTAATATAGGCATTGCTGGCCCGCAAATAAAGAAATGGGTTAGGTTTCTGTCTAAAAAATTATAAATGGAATCTGTACTGGTATGCTCCCCTGAGTCTCTAAGAAATCTCACGGATATGCCATTTGGCAACTTCCATGTATGTCGGGTAACCTCATGTATGGTGGTGTGTATAAGAGCAATACGCGTTCTTCTAATTCTTGGAATCAGAATTTCAATAATGGAAATCAGAACAACAATAACAAGACCAATTCCTATAGGTCTAGAGCAGAATAGATTTCGTTTTTTTTTAAAACCGAGTAAACTTTAATGTCTGTTAAATGTGACATAACGTTTTATGATGTGGTCTCGGCATATTACCGTTGTCGAAGATCCAAAAGAAAATCGTATAGTTCTTTAGAATTTGAAATGAACTTAGAAAGTAATCTCTTTGAGTTGTATACTGATTTGATTACTGGAAATTATAAGATAGGTAGAAGTATTTGTTTTGTGGTGAAATATCCTCGCCCTAGAGAAGTATGGGCTGCGCAATTCCGAGATAGAATAGTCCACCACCTAATTTATGGACTAGTGTCACCTCAAATTTATTCGTCGCTTATTTACCACACATACGCCTGTATACCCAATAAAGGTACACATAAGGGAGTACACGACCTAGAACGTATGGTGCGATCAGCATCCAATAATTTTTCTGAGAAGGCGTATTTTTTAAAATGTGACTTGAGTAATTTTTTCATGTCCATTGATAAAAATATTATTTTCAATATTGTTAATAAATACGTCCATGAATTTTGGTTAAGTGAACTATTGCATGAAGTGTTGTTTAATGACCCATTAGACAATCCAATAATCAATTCTTCTATAAGCGAATTTTTGATTATCCCTAAGCGTAAGCGTTTAGTGAATGCTAAACCGCTGTTTGGTATCCCGATAGGAAATCTAACTAGTCAACTTTTAGCAAATTTATTGCTAGATGTATTAGATAAGTTTATAAAACATACATTGAAAGTTAAATATTATGTCCGCTATATGGATGACTTTATAATACTATCTGGTTCGAAAGATTATCTTGTAAGCATAGTCGGAGAGATTAAGGCACTATGTCGTCATATTAACACAAAGCTTAACCCAAAAAAAGTTTTTATTCAAGGGACTGACCGAGGTATCCCGTTCTTGGGACAGATAATCAGGCCATACCATAGCACTCTTCAGAAAAATGTAATACGACGTATCGACTCCCAGAAGGGCTTGAAACCCTTCAGTAACTATCATTCCGTGTTAATTGCACCCAAAAACCATTATCGTTCTTATGAAGTCATGCGAGGAAGATATCAGCGACACTAAGCCTTGACAAATCAAGCTTCCATAGTATCTTATATTAAAACTATGGAGAACTACTATGTCACAAGAAAAACAACAACACGAAAAAATTACTGGATACAACACCCTCTCTGAAGAACAAATCGACCTTATGAATGAAATCAAGGCTAAAGGAAATGAGCTTCAAGAAATCTATGATCAGCTTATGGAGCTTGATTATACGGACAAACGATGGGTCAATATCGGACGCACCGAATTACAGCAAGGTGTCATGGCTTGGTGCAGAAGTATTACAAATCCCGACTCATTTTAATTTTTAATCGAACGATAGTTTAAAATAATAAATGGTTATAATTTACTGCAAGTTCTTGATTTTACTGACTAATACAGAAAATCGTGGGATTTAAACTTACAAGTTTATGGTTTTTGAATGTTGGTAAATAACAAAAGCCATTTTAATTTTTATATTAGAATAAAAATAATAAGGAGAAACATGAAAGAAATTAAAGTAATAAAACGTAATGGGGATAGTGAACTTCTTGATTATGAAAAAATTCATAAAGTCCTCATGTGGGCAGTGGAAAATATTTCTGGCGTCTCGGCATCTGAAATTGAGCTAAAAGCCCATCTTAATCTATATGATGGTATTCATACAACTGAAATACATGATACTCTTATAAATGCAGCACGAGATCTTATCTGTGAAGAAACTCCTAATTATGATAAAGTTGCTGGTCGTTTAGAAATTTTTAATATTCGTAAAGAAGTGTATAAAGATTTTATTCCATGTTCCTTTATTGATATTATTAAAAAGAACATAGACTTAGGCTATTATGACGACACACTTCTGGAAGAATTTACAGAAGAAGAGATAAATGAACTAGGCGATTACATTGTTCATGATCGTGACTACAACTTCCGTTATGCGGCTACTCAACAATTAGTAACCAAATACCTTGCGCAAGATCGTACTACTGGACAACATTTTGAAAGTCCACAGGTGATGTACATGCTTATCGCAATGACTATGTATATGTACGATTATGATGGTAATGATGTTGTAAAATCACATTTTACAAAAAAGCAACGTCTGAAAATCATCAAAGAGTTCTATGACGATATTAGTCTATTTAAGACAGGTTTGCCAACCCCAGTATTAGCAGGTGCGCGTACACCTACACGTCAATATAGTAGCTGTGTAGTGATGGAAACCGATGATGATCTTGACAGCTTAGGTCATACCAATGTGGGTATTATGCGTTATATTTCTAAGAAAGCCGGACTTGGTTTGAATCTAGGTCGTCTGCGTCCTGAAGGAAGTTCTATACGCAATGGTGAGATTAAACATACTGGCCTAATACCATTTATCAAGGCTGCACGTGCTGCTGTTAAAAGTTGTTGTCTACGTCCAGACATGTATGTAGAAGTTATAGATGACGATGAGGAAGACGAGTAATGTATGATGAGGTAAAAGACTTTATGTCTGAAACCACATATGGAGGGTTGCAGTCTAACCCTCTTGAGTCTTCCTGTTATTATTGCTATTTAATTTTTGATAAAGAGTGCAGTATGTATTATTCGGGAGTTAAGACAAAACATAGAACAAATAAACATGGGTTGCTAACCACGTATTTTACGACGACTTCAGTAACAGACTTTAAAAAGAGACTCATTGAACAACCCGGAAACTTTAGTTACAAAATTGAATACTTTAGAACTAAGGAGGAAGCGTTTGATGCAGAGCGTAGATATCATGATAGATATGATGTTAGTAGACGTTCAGATTTTTATAATGTAATAAACGCATCTGGATCAAATTGTGGCGCTGGAAGTGTTTTGTGTATGTATGACAATGGTACTACGTATCGCGTTAGTGTGGAAGAATATCAGAATGGTAAACACAAACATATTAGTACATCCATGATGAATGTTTATGATTTAAACGACAATCTTATGAAAATTCATATAGATGATTTCGATCCTAAACTTCATCGCAAAGAATTACAGGGATTTGTCCATGCATTACACATTCCATCTGGAAATACAAAAAGAATACCGAGAGAAAAGTTCATAATATCAGAAGAGTACATAGGAATTACTAAAGGAAGAGTATCATGTTTGAATATTCGTACTGGTGAATGCTCTATGGTGCCAATAACCGAATTTAATGATAATGATGAACTTGTCGGCGTTACTAATGGTAAAGTCGCGGTGGTTCATAAATCAGGTGGTGATTATATACTAGTAGATAAAGACGAGTACGCAGCATCAAAAGAAATTTTTGTGCACCCGAATAAGGGATTTGTGGTTGTTTACGACAATATAGACAAAATGAATGTTCGTGTTACTATCAATGAGTATAAGAAAAATAAGCATAGGTATACAAATCAAATTTTCGCAAACAAGTATAAGTGTTATCTACGCTCTAGTGGCGAAGAGGTTCGTATCCCTTACGAAGAATTCGTTGCTAATAGAGATAAGTATATCGGACATAAGGAACGCTTAGTTGTATGCCGTAACATAGATACAGGTGATGTTAAAACAGTGGATTATGAATACTTCCAAACAGATTCAAGATTAGTTGGTATCACTAAAGGAATTGTATGTGTATTCAATTTGAAGACTGGTGAGAAATTACATACTACACCTAAATGTTTGAAGGAGACACCATACTTAGTATCAGCTAATTCCAAAAAGATATATGTGATAAATTCTATAGTTTTTAAAAACTACAGAGATATTAAGAAATGCTTGAAGCGGACATATAGTTTACCAACCCAGATTAATGAACCGATGTCTAAGTTTGAAGACTCATTCTTTAATAATGGTGGTAAGTATATATTTAAAAAAGATTACAATAAAAAATTAGAAGGAGTTAAATTCTGGAATGAAAACTAAATTAATACCCATAAGTGAAGTCAAAAAGGGAATGAAAATTAAGACGTATGATCCTGATACAAAAGAAACGGTATTTAAAGAAGTAACTGATAAGTTCGACACTTATGTACCATCACAAGATCAAGTACGTCTTGAATTTACTAATGGAACTGTTATAAATTGCTCCACTAATCATCCAATAATGATCTTCAATGACCAAGGAGTAATGGAAGAGAGGAAGCCGAGGGAATTAAATTTTGAAGATGTGGTTATTACCGACAGCGGTCTTACATATTTGAGTGATATTGTGATTGGTCAAGATAATGATGAAACATATATAGATATTACAGTAGAAGATACTCATACTTTCTTTACCACAGACGATAAAGAATCTCAGATGGTACTAACGCATAACAGCCAAGGCGGTTTACGTGGCGGTTCAGCAACTATGCATTTCCCCCTGTGGCATACTGATATAGAAAGCTTAATGGTACTAAAGAACAACAAGGGTACTGAAGAGACCCGTGAGCGTCACCTTGATTATAGTATTGGTGTTTCTGGATATTTCCTAGAACGCCTAGTAAAGGGTGAGTCTATTACACTTCTTCCTCCAAATCTAGAAGGACTGTATGATTCATTCTACGAAGATCCTAAGAAGTTTAAAGAGCTATACGAATTTTATGAAAAAAGTGAAGTCGTAAACGTTAAAATGAAAAAGACGATTTCATCAGGTGAAATTTTCCGTAAGCTTTTAACTGAAGGTAAGAATACAGGTCGGGTTTATCTACACTTTGTTGATGAGATGAATCGTCACACGCCGTTTGATCGTAAGTTTGACCCTATTCACCAGTCAAATTTGTGTGTTACGGGTGACACAAAAATTCTCACAGATAAGGGCTATGAAGTAATATCATCATTAGTTGATAAAGATGTGAATGTATGGAACGGTGAAGAATGGTCTAAAACGACAGTAAGGCAAACTTCAGAAGCTTCTAACATTGTCACAGTAACAACAGATAGTGGATATGAACTTGATTGTACGTTGTATCATAAGTTTTACATTAAAGAAGGGAGGACAGTTAAAAAGGTTGAAGCACAAGAATTGAAACGTGGTGATAAACTTATAAAGTTTGACCTGCCGGTGATAGAAGGCAACAAACACTTAGAGCATGCTTATGATAATGGGTTCTTTACTGGCGACGGATGTTATGGACGAGGCCGAAATAAATTGTTTTTGTATGATAAGAAACAAGCACTTGTTAATCAGTTTACATCGGTAGAACGTTGGACTTCAGAACCGAAATATAATAGAACTGTGGGATATCCTAAAGGAATTATGGAAAAGTTCTTCGTACCGGATTCCTCCTACACTATCGATTCTCGGCTTAAGTGGCTTTCCGGCTATATTGACGCTGATGGTTATAATCACAACAATGGCTTGTGTGTAGTATCAACCAATAAACCATTTTTAAAAGAGTTACAACTAATGTTACAGACGTTAGGGGTATCTTCAAAAGTGAAGAAATATGTAGAGTCTGGTAAGTATGAACTACCTACCAATAATGGTACCGGTGAGAAATCGCTGTATGAGTGTAAGGATGGCTATCGCTTGCTTATTAGCACGTATGATACATATGAGTTGCTAAATTTGGGCTTGGAGTTAAAGCGTGTAAGTATCAATATTAGAGAACCTAATAGGGATGCAAAAAGACATGTTAAAATTGAAGACGTAGTAAACGATGGAAGGGTTGAACCTACTTACTGTTTTACTGAAGAAAAACGAAACATGGGTATGTTTAATGGAATACTAACATCGCAATGCCAAGAAATAGCCTTGCCTACACGCCCATTTTACAGTACTGATGATGAAAACGGACGTATTGCTCTTTGTACATTGGCCAATACCAATCTTGGTGAATTCAGTTCTCCACAAACCATGAAACATCCACTTCGTAGAATTGTGAGAGCATTAGATAACTTATTGTCCATGCAAGACTATCCAATGATTCAAGCGAAGCTATCAACGGAAGAATTTAGACCTTTAGGCATAGGCGTTAATAATCTTGCGTATTTCTTGGCTAAAAATGGTGTGGGATATAACGATCCTAAATCATTGCCATTGGTTCATACTTGGATGGAGCATATGGCATATTACATGCAAGAAGCGACAATCGATTTGGCCAAAGAACGTGGTGCTTGTAAACGATCAGAATACACTAAACGTTCAAAAGGTGTGATGCTGGTTGATACGTATAAGAAGCGTGTAGATTCTATAGTCGATAACAAGCTTGAATTAGATTGGGACAAACTACGAGAGGATGCTAAAGAATATGGTGTGCGCAATGCCACGCTTTCAGCAACTATGCCAAGTGAAAGTAATTCTCAAGTAATGAATTGTATGTCGTTTGATACAGTTATTCGCACTAATTTGGGTGACCTTACGTTTAAAGAATTTGCTGAGTCACAGGGCCTTATTTATGATGAAATCATTAAATCTGGTGGAGATATGTGGTTTGACGTAGACGAAGGTGTGACAGTAACTAACATGAACGGAGAAGAGGAAGCAGTCACCGGACTCTATTATAATGGTGAAACTTCAGTCGATGAAATTATACTAGAAGATGGTAGCATTCTTCACTGTACCCCTAAACATCGATTCTTAGTTGAACGAAATGGTAAGAAGGTGTGGGTATTTGTTAGTGATCTAATTGAAGGTGACGATATAGTAGAAGTAAAAGGGGGCTAATGCCCCCTATGAAAAACTGAAAGTTTTTAAAAGAAATAATTAAAATAATAGGAGAGTTCGATGAAAGTCAAAAGCATTAAGAGGAATGTGAAGAAAACCCCAACATTTGATATCGAAGTAGGTGGCGTGGATGGCACTCATAGTTATGTTTTACCAAACGGCTGTGTTAGTCACAATTCCACAAATGGTGTAGAACCAGTACGTAACTTAATCACCGTTAAAAAGAATCGCGATAAACGTCTTCCAATTGTCGTACCAAGTTTCCAAAAACTTAAAAATAAGTACGACCTGTTATGGGATATTAAAAGTAATAAAGGTTATATCGAAATAATGGCGGTTATACAAAAATTCACAGACCAAGCTATCAGTGTGAACCTGTCTTATAACCCAAATCATTATGAAGATAATGAAATTCCAATGAGTGTTCTTATGGAAGATATGCTTTATGCTTATGCTCTGGGTCATAAAACTCGTTACTATATTAACACTAATGATGAAGTAACTGAGTTTAGGGAAGACATGGTTGAAAACCAATCTTCTGATATGACTACTCAAGATGAAGATGATGATCATTGTGAGAGTTGTGTGCTATAAGCACACAACTAACTCTTTACAGATTTGGAGTATGTTGTAATATGAATGAATGTATTAATGATGATGATTATAAAAATAATTCATTAGAACGAAGAACACAAGTTGATAAACGCTCATTAGTTGATGAGTTCCTTGCTAATGGTTGGGAAATAATATCCCGTGATCCGCTGAGACTACAGCGAGGTAGAAACATAAAGGTTTTTAGAAAAGGGATATTGATTGATGAAGGTTGATTTTTAACAAAGAGGTAAAAAAAAATGAAAAGTATATATAAATCGCAATCGAAAAAACATATAGATCAAAAAATATTTTTTGATGAGGACGTAGATATTCAACGCTTTGATGTTATGAAATATCCAAAGGTTGATCGTATGAACAAAACACATATTGGTTATTCGTGGGTTCCAGAAGAGGTTGATTTGACCAAAGATTCCAGCGACTTTCGTAAACAAGTTTCTGAAGCTGGTCAGCATATTTTTACGTCTAATCTGAAGCGTCAGATTATGCTCGATTCTATTCAAGGTCGTGGTCCAGCATTGACATTACTACCAATCGTATCATTACCTGAAGTAGAATCGTTTATTAATACATGGAACTACTTTGAAGGGTCTATCCATAGTCGTAGTTATTCTCATATCATTCGAAATATATATAATGATCCAAGTGAAGTCTTTGATACTATGAAGGATGACTATGAGATTAATTTTGCAGCGGCTGAAATTGCTCGTTATTATAATGATTTGATTTATAAAAATGCCGAACTTATGTCAGGTATGAAAGTCAATTCATATGATCATAAAGAGTCTTTATGGAAATGTTTACATGCAATTAATGCTCTAGAAGGGCTACGATTTTATGTAAGTTTTGCATCAAATGAAAATGAAGGTGCCCTTACTGTGTAAGCAGTATTGAATAACTCTGTTAATTGCTGGAACACCCTTAGAGTCCTTATACCACAACGCAACTTAATAGGTAATCGTGAAGGTTTTAAAAAGTTAAGGAATTGGGTAATCAGCAGCATTATAATATAAGTATAGAAAACATGTGGCGAAAAATCTGGGAAAAACATTACGGTAAAATTCCGGTAGATGAATTTGGTAGAACATACGAAATACATTATGTTGATGGAGATAGAACCAATAACGACATTACTAACTTAATATGTGTTTCAATAGAAGAACATTATTGGATTCATATGCGCGAAGGACAGTTCAAAGCAGCATTATTGATAGCGTGGAGAATGAGAAATCCTGAAAAATACCAAATAGCAAAGGAAAAGTGTCGTAAAAAGACATCGGAAACACAACAAGAGTTGGTAAGACAGGGAAAGCATCATTTACAGGGCGGTTCTATACAACGAAGTACCAACCTGAAACGTTTAGCGGAAGGAACTCATTTGTTTTTAGATCATGAGTGGCATCGTGAACGAAGCATGAAACAGGTTAGGCTTGGATGTCATGTTCTTCAAAAGAGACCTGATGGAACAAGTATTGGTGGTGATTCGTCTAAGAAACGAATTCAGGAAGGCACACACCATTTTCAATGCACAAAACTTCAAACTGAATTATCAAATCGAGCTAAGCTGGTATGTAGTAAGAAAGTTTTGAGAGTGTGCCCTACTACATCGACCACTAAAGTGTATGACTCGGTTAAAGATGTATTAAATGAAAACCCAGATTATAAAACCACAATTTATAGAAAAATATCTAATGAGAAAATGTATAAAGGATATTATTGGAAATACTTATAGTATGGTGTTCAACGACTATCCCGCAAGGGAGTACAACACAAGCCTATGGTGTTGGAAACACAGAGAATCCCGAGGGGATTGTGATATAGTCTAGTCTGTGTCGAAAGACACAGCAGCTTATAAAAGCGGTACATGTTTTGCGATCATGTATGAATGTAACGGTTCATGGGCGTTCGCCGAGAATGATCTTATGGTAGGTAATGCTGATATTATTCGTCTAATATGTCGTGACGAGAATCTTCACTTAGGATTCACACAATGGCTTATTAAAACGCTTCCAAAAGATGATAAAGATTTTATTAAAATTGCCGAACGAGAAAAGGATGAATGTAGACAAATAATGCTTAATGTACGTGACCAAGAAAAAGATTGGGCCGAGTATTTATTTTACAAAGGTTCTATTCTTGGCCTAAATGCTGAAATCTTGAAGCAATTCGTTGATTATCTGACTAATAAGCGTATGAGAGCCATTGGCTTAGATGTTGATTTTGAGTATCCTAAATCACACCCACTACCTTGGGTTAATGCGTGGATCTCGGCAGACTCTAGTCAGGACGCACCGCAAGAGAAAGAAAAGACTGAATACATTGTTGGTGGTATCAAAAACGATGTGACAGAAAAAACATTCAAAGGATTCGATCTTGGCATACAAGACGATTGATTATTAATAATTTTACATTAACACTTACAAAGAGGAAAATAAAAATGATAGAAGTATATGGAAAAGAAAATTGCCCACAATGTGATCAAATGAAAATGTATCTTGAAAACAATGACATTGAATACAAGTATTTCATGGTTGGTAAAGATATTTCACGAGAAGATCTTATTGATAAATGTGAAACACCTGTTCGCTCAGTACCCGTTGTCTTCAAAGACAATGTTCAACTGGTCGGAAGCCTTGAGCAAGTTAAGAGCATGATCTAATAAAAGAGGGTCTAGACCCTCTTTTATTTTTTTGCAATTTCTTTTTCCAAATTATCAAGCTCTTTTAGAAGCTCATTCACCTCGTTTTCACTTGGCGGTTTTACAAAGAATGCCACATTGAAGTCTGTATTTCTCGGTGGCAATTCCCGGCTCATAACTTCTCGGAACGTTTCAACCCATGATTTGTTCTCAGTACACATATCATCACTCCTTTATATTTAGTATATTATATCAACCCTACATATACAATTCAACTATAAATAATATCAAAAAGGATGACATATGAAGATATATGATCTCTTGAAAGAAGAAGATAGTGATGATATATACTCTGAAATGAAAAATCTCTCTAACATTTTACGTAATAATTGTAAAGACATTTATAAAAACTTCTATAGTCGTGGTGTTGAAGGAAAATTCAGACACAGTAGTAGACGATTGTTCGATGGAATATTCAAGGTAGTTGAAAATAAGAAAGACCGTGAACCAACAGATACACCACGATACTTTCACAACATAATGGATGATGCTCTTAATAAAGAACTTGGAGAACGCTTTAGAAGCAATGCATTATTTACTTATTATAGAGACTATACTTCTAGCTACTATGTAGTGTTTCCGTTCGATGGGTATAAAATAGCGACATCAGATACCGTATCTGATATGTACATACTCGTCAGAGACTACTTAAACGGCGGTGAAATCGAAAAAATGTATGTCGATTTTATAGAAGATTATGTAGAAACAAGCGATGATCATGTAAAAGTCCGGGCTGATGTAGTACCAAGACTTATATTCAATCTACTTCCGAAAGATTCTTGGTTAAAACAAAAAGATTTTCCAAACATAGACACATTTATAGGCGTATTTGAAACGTCAGCGAAACAAATATTAGGAAAGGATGTAAAGTTTCTCGCATCGAAAGAAAAGTACAAATCCTTGCTTGATAAAACATTAAGTATGGCTGAAAAGCATATTCGTCAAGAAGCTTCAAAATATAAAATAGTCCATAAACATGAAGACATCAACTCAATGACAAAAAAGCCTAATGAACTTATGATTCATGCCGATCAGTTTGTACTGGTTAGTACTGCGAATATCCTTACTTATCTAGTTAGCAAAGGATATAAAGATTATAGCGAAAATGATGTAATTAAAATGTTATACGACGGTGACTTGACAGCGTTTAATGCTTAGAGTATACTTACTTTAACTACGAAATACAGGGGTATTGTTATGAAAAAGATTATTATTACCGCAGTTCTGAGTGTAGTACTTGTACTGGGTGGTTGTAGTAGCACTGGTCGCATGTCTTATGGCCAATATAACGCCATTAAGAATATGTGCAAGCAACAAGGTTTGCAGCCAATGGCTATCACCGCCTATAAAGACGGCTCAACCTACACCAAGAAGCTTCTGTGCTACGATGAGTACGGCGCGGTCTTCGACTTCACAAAACAGTGAAAGAATAACTAGATAAAATAAGAGAGGTATACCTCTCTTATTTTTTTTACTATTTCTAAAAAGTAAAAGTACCTAGTTTAAAAATACTCTTTTAAACATATCCTCGATAGTGCTATAATCACGAATCATTTCATTGTAGTAACCTAGTAGTTCATCCCAAATATCATATGTGAAAGTTTCTGTCCAACCAAATGGTACAATACGATCTTCCTTTTTAATGATGTGTTTTTTAAATTTTTCTTTTAAAAGCTGTTCGAGTCGAAACGCAGTTTGAATGTCGGTCTTATATGTATACTTAGTACTAACCATACGATTGATAATAACTCTCCCGTATCTTTTCTCAACATCTTGAGTAGTGATGCCAATCTTGATACCTTTTCGTCCACCATAGTTAATTTCAAGAATGTAGAACATTCCGTCAATATCACAGTTAAACTTGTCTCGGTCGTAAATGAAATTAGACACACGCTTTTTATATAATTTGTCTTTTTCTTCATCTGTTTTACTATTAAGCGTACCCAACCATTTCTCTTGGCGATTCCCCCATATTTCTAAGCCTTTTTCTTCTCCGTGACGCTTTATGCATTTGTCTATACTAAATGTCGCCTGTCGCTCACTGAGAGCTTCCCGAGCTTCTTCCGGTGACATTCCTTTCGATAAGTAGTAATCTAGTGTGGTGTTGTTACTATTATTTTCCTTACGGGACTGAGTGCACTTCTCGTATATATTCAGGATACTATCTTCAACATCCTTCTCATTCATGCCCTGATACTTTACAAATTTTTTACTCATTGGTGAGTAGCGACCGCCATGATCGTAAGAAGGGTTATTCTTACCTTTCATCTTATCTATAGTAGATGACTTTTTAACGGGAAGCTTGGCGTACTGGCTTTTGTTTAATCCATGTACCTTTTGATAATGTCTTGCTAAGTCACCTGACCGCAACCCACAAAATTTACATTCTACGTAATCAGTAACAGGCTCTTTGTCCTGAAACTTCTTGTGAGATTTCTCAACGTCGCACTGCAAGCAGGTTGAATAACCAAACATACCATGTATGTAATGGTGTTTTTTACAGTACTGAAGGTCTTGGGCCTTACACTCCCCACATATGAAGGACGATGACTTGGCTTTTTTGAAGTTCTTGTTACAAATGTAACAGTCGCTATAGAATTTGTCGATTTCAGCAGTGCCGTTAATAACGTCTAAGATGAACTCAAGCTTTTTCTTGAATGTTATCTCGGAAGGAACAAGACCCGTATTATCTATAATAGCGTTCACCTTGTTGTAATCCTCGTGCTTAACAGGGTTATACTTTTGGTACGTATTATTGAAATGATTAAGTGTGTTTATATCTTCTCGGGTAAATATTGGTGTTATCATCGTCAGCCTCTATGATGTTTAAAAACTCTTCAATGCTTATATTTCTGATCTCCCCTGTAGTTTTGTTACGTACAGTAATGGTGGTATCTCCACAACTGCATTTTCCCATTTGACGACCTAACATATTGATACTAAAGCGGTAATTATGATAGTTATCAATCAGCTTGCGCTGGTAGTCGAACGGCTTGAATAACACTTTACCTTTTGAAGTATGTTTTAAATATCCGAAGTTTTCCATAAAATAGTAGTGGCCGTCTTTCTTAGCGGCACTACACTTTCGAAGTTCTTCAATTTGTTCTTTTGTATACGATTGTTTGGCATTCGCTTTCTTAATTATATTGCCTTCAAGAACCTTGCTCATTATACCCCCTTAAGTTATAAATATATTTATCGATATACAAAGGACGCTATTCATATGAAAATATCTGACTTAAAAGATTCACCCGATCCAAGTAATTCACAATTTGTGAAAGAATATGGAATATCATCACTTTATATTGGTGCTAATCCAGTATCTATAACCTCACCAACCCCTAGAGGGTTTCATGAATTTGAAACTAATAAAAGAACCCCGAGAGACACTTTTGTCGTTCTTCATAATTTAACTAATTATTTGTCCAAGAAAAAACTTGGTGTGAATGTACGTCAGGGAATCTTTTCAACAAAAAGTAAGCATAATGCGGAGGTATTCGGCACTGAAGTATATAGATTTGTACCTAACGATGGATATGAGATGTATTACAACCCTGAAGTTGAAGATTTCACAGTACATTCTTTACAAGGTGGTAGTAAAGGCAAAAAACTGAATCGAGCCATAGAATCAAGTATGAGTCTTATATTTGAAAATGTTTATAATTCTGTAGGCATACCTCGTGGACGGTACACGAACTATTTAAAAGACCATGCCAGTGAAATAGATTATGAAAATTTTGTTAATAGTGTCATGGAATTGTCAACTAAGATGATTGATGAATTTTTGGATTCAAAAGGGTTTAAAGGAATAAACAAACGTGAGGAACTATACGGACAAGTAAAGGAAATATGGGAGAATTACTACAAAGACGTGAAGTTTTATGTAGATGGTCTTAAAAAGGTCGAGGATATCAAGGCAGTTGGTGAGGACATTGAAATAATAACATTTCCCTATAATGGTTTTTGGTTAATATAAAAAGGAGCCTTAAGGCTCCTTTTTATTCTTCCATTCCTTGAACTCAGGCTTTTTCGTATACCGCCAGTGGGCGACCACGGCTTGCCTTACCGGCCTTCTGTACCGGAACGCTCGCTACCTGTTTGATAGCACCAGCCGCGAGAAGAGCGTTGAGGCGGTTACGTACAGTAACCTTGGACTGCTTCGCCACACGACGTACATCAGCGGCAGTGAACTGACCTTCGTGCTGTTCCAGAAACTTCTCTACGGCACGTTTGGCGCTACGGCCACGCTTGGACAGGGGACGACCAACAGAACGAGTAGCTTGTACTTGAGTAGTCATAGTGTAATTCCTCTTTTTGGTTTGATCGTTGAGGACCGTTCCTCAACTTTATGTAACTATTATAGGCGATCTAATTTTAAATTACAACCCCTTTTATGAAAAATATATAAATTAAAAGCCCGTATACGGGCTTTTAATTTGCTTTCCATCTTCCTGTGTTATCTCATTGATCAATGACGAAGATATAGACTGGTATATTAAACTCCTTGACAGTATCAATGGCCCGTTTAATATGTTCGGTTTCTATATAAGTACCGTTTTTGCGTATCAACCCACATAGTGCTTGCATACCAGTCATTTTACGATAATAAAGAGCCTGCGTGATACATTCGTACCATTTATAGGTGAAGTCATATTCAATAGCGTCATACTCAGTCAGACAATCAACGCGGGTAGAATCTTTAAGGACATGTTCTACTTGACCATTTACCGTAGCACAATGCTCTACTGCATATTCACTCTCTGTTTTTGAGTGTGCTGCTGATGCACCAAACAGTAGTATCATTGTTGATAAAAGCAAGGTGGTTAAGGATAGCTTATTCATTTTCATTGTTGCTTTCCCTTCTTAAAAGATAATTTCTATACGTAATATTACATAAGTTATTTAGACGGTTGCGTATCATTTCGTAATGATAGCTTGATTTTGGGTCGGGCTCTACCTTGTAATCAATATGATAGCGTGAACTATCATCTTTGAAATTTTGCTCTATATGTGAAATCGTAACATAATACGTCACTTTTTCGATAATTACAGTTGTATTAATAGGCTCCATTACATCCTCTGTATGTGAAGTTGATTATTTATTGTCTTTAATCGGTGATACGGTGTTTACATCACACATGTCACACATGCCTGCGAACGGTTTTTGATGTTCGATACGATATATAAGGGACCAGCATAGTCCAATAGTTATATGTTCGTCATAAGTTCTGAAGTAGCAGCATGGTGGGATGTTCTCTGCGTATAAGTCTACTGTGAGTTCAACGCTTGGCTCTTCCTTATTCACAACTTCTATTCGTGTATTAGACATTAATCTTTTCCTATGAGTCCTTCTACTAGCTTGAATTTATTATATGACCTTTTATTGTAAAACTTAAGAATAAGCTTTGGTGCACTTTCATATTCTGTCCATCTATTCTTGCTATTCTTGGGACGAAGTTTGAGGTCGAATTCGAAGTCAACTTCTAACTCATTATATTTCCCCTCAAGTTCCGCTTTGATTAAACCAATTACCATAGATCCAGATTTACTGCGATCGGTCGAAATCTCAATAAGTGAGTCATGGTAAGCCTGTGTTGATTTTAGTTCCCCAGCCTCTTTACGAATCACGGTAACTTCACTGCTATTAGTATGGTTCATAGTCACAACCTTGCTTAATTTTCTCAAATTATATCACGGTGACTGTTTAAAAGCAAGATTTTTCGTGAAGAATCAATAACAGTACCATAGATTTCGGGTACTAATGTTTTGACTATGAAATCTCGATATGGTAAATTGTTTCTAAAACTAGGAGCATATTATGAAAACCGGATTTGTCGTAGGTAAGTTTGCCCCACTTACAACGGGGCATATTAACTTTATCAATCAAGCATCGACACAGTGTGATACACTGTTGGTACTGTTATCATATGATGAACGATGGCGTGAAAAACAAACACCATACATGGCGGATAAACTCACCCTCAAGAATCGTCTTCGTTGGTTAAAAGAAACCTATAGGGATTTTGATCATATTATTGTTGATTATGTTGATGAATCTGAAATCCCTGAGTATCCCAATGGTTGGGATGCGTACACAAAGCTGGTGGAAGAAAAGCTGAAGAAGCATTTTGGTAAAAATAGTACTGATTATGTTTTTTCTTCTGAGGTTGAATACGACGAAGGTTTTAAAACATATTTCCCAAAATCAGAGCATGTATTGATTGATCCTGACCGTGACAATTTTCCAATTTCAGCAACTATGGTACGTGGTGAATTGTTTAAGCATTGGGATTATCTACCTTCTGTTGTGCGAAAAGAATTTGTTTATCGCGTTGCCATTATCGGCACAGAAAGCTGTGGAAAGACGACTCTTACAAAGTATCTCGCCAAGATGTTTGCCACTTCATGGGTTGAGGAATACGGTCGAAAATACTGCGAAGAAGACTTGTTTGGTGACGAATCTCTTCTAACTAGTGAAGACTACGCAAAGATTGCGTTTCGTAGAAAAGAAGATGAAGACGAAGCGGCCAGAACGGCTAATCGCGTACTGATTGCAGATACCAACGCTTTTGTGACAGCATTTTACGAGTATCTATATGATGGTGAAGTTAATAAAGCAGTAGAATATATGATTGGTATTGAAAACTATGATCTTATTATTTACCTCAAGGATGATGTACCTTGGGTTGATGATGGGTTGCGTCAGCATGGAACTAAGGAATTGCGTAAGAAAGCGTCACATACGTTCATTTATATGCTAGAAAAGTATCCAAGCATGAGCGATTATGTTATCATTAGTGGTAATTACAAAGAGCGTCTTAATAAGGCATATAATCTAATCAAACAATGCATGGAGAATGTACGATGAGCGCACTGAATTTCTTGATTGATGACTTCAAAGGATGGAAGCCTTTTGATTATACGTGGTTGACATTGGCATGTGCTGCCATTGTTGGTATCACACTAATGATGGGTGGATCTACTATTTCCATCATTAGTGCATTGGCTAACGTAGTGTGTGTTATTCTTGTAGCGCAAGGTAAGTTGTCGAATTATATTTGGGGTACTGTCGGCGTTGTCACTTATGCATGTCTTGCGTATACATGGGGGTATTATGGTGAGACAGTCCTGAATGCGGCTTACTATCTACCGATGCAGTTCATTGGTTTCTATTTTTGGTATAAAAATAGTGGTGACGTAGATGCCACCGAATCACAGTCGGTAATCGTTACCAGTCTAAGTAAAGTTCAGAAACTAATTGGAGTTCTTTCAGTACCCGTACTTATTGCACTTACTTCATACGTTTTATATCTCGTAGGTGGTAAGCTTGTAGTACTGGATGCAACAACAACTATTCTATCTATTGTTGCAATGGTTCTTATGGCTGCACGGATGAAAGAGCAGTGGATTCTTTGGATCGTTGTGGATGTAATCAGTATTTACATGTGGCTACAATCGTTCATGTTGGGAAATCCTGATGGAATTGCTACCCTACTGATGTGGATTGTGTTCTTACTGAATGCGCTATATGGTGCATGGAAATGGTTTAAGCCAGCTTTGCATGAAGCTTAGACTCTATATCACTGATTGTTATTGCTAACCCTGATGTCCTGAGTTCAGAGTAGAACTTGGGACATTTTAGTTTAAAATAATTGAACTGTTTCTCATCATGGAATTGTACAAAGGTGAAGCAGTAGAAATATGAAGGTTTGTTTTCTTCGTTATAAAACACACACCATCTAGCGTCTACGGTCGCAAGCTTGTCTCCACCAGATGCGAAATAGCTTTCTTCGTATTCTGCTATTATATTATCAATTGTTATACTTATATTTTCTTCTCGTATGTCTTCATTGTTGAAGATGAAAAATTCAGAGCCGTAAAAAATCATAATGTACACTCTTTTCTTTGTAATACTATGTGTATTTATTTTAAATAATCAATAAATAGTAATATACTGCAAATAAAGGAAAGGAATAAATGCATACTTATACGCGTCATTATCGTACTTTTAGACAATACTTCAATAAAAATCGTAAAACATATCGCTTTGAAATCAAGATGTTAAACATGGAGATGGATGAGAGGTTTATCGAAGAGACACTACGACCTTTGCTCGAACCGTTGGATGTGATTGACATTTCAGAACCAACTAAGTCCTATCTGCATGAGAATCCAGTTGAGTTTCCAATAGAACCGTTTGGTATTGTATCTTCTGTAGAAATTGAGTTAGGAATGAGCGCAACCGCAGAAGAGCTGAAGATGTTAATTTTCGAAGCCTTGAGACTTCCTTTCAAAAGTTTCATCGTTTATAATTTATTCGACCCTTCACGTAAAGCGAAAAAAGAATATCAGAATCTTCAAAACTCATTACTAGACAACTACAAAAATGATGACGGTGACTATCATATACCCAGAATGGGTTATGATATGCATGATGAAAATGTATCACCACAGGAACTTGTCGGTAACACGAGAATTGGTCAGTTGATGAAGACGATGACTGATAAAGACTACAAACCCAATGATAAGTTATTTAACTTTTTAGACGATGAAGAATAAAAGAGGCTTTATAGCCTCTTTTTTTGTTTGTATAGATGTTAGAATTTTGTTATAATAGATTTATAAGTAACGATGAGGTTGTGTATGAGCTTTGTATATAATGATGGTGGACGAGAGAAAGCAGGATTTCGTTCGAATGGCGACTGTGGTATTCGTGCGGTTGCACTAGCATGTGGCCTCTCATATAAAGAAGCACGTTCTGTCCTTAAAGCCGCCGCTAAGAATGGTAAACAAGGTAATGGGCAGATTGCAAACGGTATCTATAAAGAAGACATGTCCCAAGCGCTTAAAACTCTGGGGTGGGTATGGCATTCTGCTCCGAAGTTCGAAGGGCGTAAAGCGCGTTATTACGATCTTCCGTCTGGTAACATCATTGCGAGAATGAGCAAACATTATGTTGCAGTGATAGATAACGTAGTACATGATACATGGGATTGCAGAAACAAGATGGTTTACGGATATTGGAAAAAAGTTTGAAAAAAAAAATAAAAAAGGGGTTGTAATTTAAAATTAGATCACCTATAATATACACATAACGTCGAGAAACGACATAAACAACCAGAGGGATTACATTATGACTACTCAAACTACTACTCAAGTACAAGCTACTCGTTCTGTTGGTCGCCCACTCACCAAACGCGCCCGTAGCACCAAACGCGCAGTAGAGAAGTTTCTGGAACAGCACGAAGGTCAGTTCACTGCCGCTGATGTACGTCGTGTTGCGAAGCAGTCCAAGGTTACTGTACGTAACCGCCTGAATGCACTGGAACGTGATGGTCTTATCAAGAAAGTAGACCAAATGTCTACTGGTAAGCGTGGTCGTCCACTGGCTGTTTATGTTAAGACTGATGGTGAACCGATGGAAAAAGAGTCTGTTCGTCGTAACCGCCAGTTTGTTCGCACCATGGCGTCCAAATCTTTCGAAGAACGTTGCGCATTTGTGGCCGAGTCACTGATTGCACTGTACAACGAACAAGTAGAAGATGAAAAAGCAATGCGTGATAGCCGTCATAGCAATGGTCGTGGCTTCACTAAGTATGATGCTCTTCGCGGCACCAGCGACGCTGAAGCAATTCTGGAAAATGAGATTGTGACTGTAGAGCAAGTAAACTACTGGCTTCGTCCAGTTGAGAAAACTGGTCGCTCCCGTATCATGAAATATGATCGCCAGCTCAAGGCTCTGAAAGAAGCCCAACAGTCTTAAGAAAGCAGGTACTAGAAAATGTGAGGAAGGTTAGTCCTTCCTCACATTTATTTCATATTTATAAAAACTTATGCCTGCTGTTTTTGTCTCACCAACGTGCGTTATGTTGATGTTTTTATTATCTTTTTCTAAGGATTCTATGCTTTTCTTGGGATTTTCACCATAATGTATTTGTAACAAAAAGTATGCAGTAAATTCTTTCCTTTCACCATTATATGTTTTAGCAGAATGATCAATGAGGTCGAGTATGACCTTGATCGTATCTAGTAATTCCTTTTCACTTATGTCAGTGAGTTTCGGAAATATGATACTATCGGTTAGATTGGGGTTGTTAGATATGTGAAAGTTTATTGACGTATTGTTGAACGATGTTATAGTAAGTCCATTGTATATCCAATAGATATAGACCATAGGACCAAATACTAATTTATGTTCTTCAAGATTTTCTATATTCATTAATATTATTTATCGTTTAGGTACTTTTCAATGAATCTTTCAAAATTAATGTTTGTCTTAATACTGTTCTTCACACCAATGTATAGTTATGCAGATAATACATTTTTCACTGAGGTAGAAACGTTCTCGGTGGTACATGGATTATATACAAAGCATTTATTCACACAGTCTTATAAAGATGAAGTCAATAATCAACGTAACGATTATAACGAAAGTAACAACTTTATAGGATTGAAACTTTCTACAGGTGATGGTAGGAGTGTTAGCTTTTCCAGATTCAATAACTCATACGATGAAGAATCTTATGCATTAGGATTTCATAAGGATCTTTATGAGGTGTTTAATTATGTTTCTTTTGGTGCTGAGATCCTATTGACAAGTGGTTATAAGGACCATTTTAGTCTTGGTAGTGATATATTGCCGGTACCTTCTCTATACACTAAGGTTGACGTACAACAGTTTGTTGTTAAGATGTCACTAATATCTGGTTCGGTACTGGGTATAACAGGTGAATATAAGTTCGATTTGTGAGGTATCCAAACAATGACATGGAATTACAGAGTTATCAAAAAAGAACATGAGCCATTAAATGAATTTGATGATGGTGTGACTTATTCAATCCATGAGGTATATTACGACAAGCATGGTGATATCGAAGCGTGGACGCTTAAAGCAATTGGCTTAGGTGATTTTGATGACATGGATGATTTAAAAGGTTCAATGGAACTGATGCAAAAAGCATTTGATAAACCAGTACTACTTTTAACCACTATCAATGAAGATGGTGCTGAAAAAGAAAAACTTATTGAGCTTTAATATTGGAGGTAATTGTTGAAAAAATCTGAAGGTATTCCCGTATCATCAATGTATCATGTTGGAAATGAGCGTTATATCGCATTGGACGCATATTATGGCAATGAAAAGCAGGTTGAAAAAATTGTGTACACAGTGTACAAAAAATTTGGAAAATCAGACCTAACGTTGGTTAGGGTAGTGGTAACTAAGGACGGTATTCATTGGGATCACGGAAAAGACCATAATTATGGTACATCGAACCGAAGTATTAAGGAACGGGTGTTCTCTGCATACAAACCTAACATTGTATCTGAGGCATTGAGAAACAATATAAAAACAATTATAACAGGTGAACTATGAGTAAAGAAAGTAATATAAAAGCGGTATTTTCGTATAAAACAGACCCTTCAGTAATACTGATGTTCGAAGATGATACCTTATCTATTAAAAGCTACGTGGGAAGCTTTGAATTTAAAGTTAAGATGATTCATGGCGTTACCAGTGCAGAAAAGATCAAGGCGGCAAAGAATTTCCTATCAAATATTAATGGTTCTTTGGCAATTTCTTCTTTTTCACAATCCACTCCTAAGTTTGTCACTGGTGAAATCAATCTTCCAACTATTGAAATCCCTGTGCCAGAGTTTACTGCATATGAATTCGCGACATTTATGTATTACAAAACACAAGCTATTCTTGGTTCCACCATGGATGTTGTAGAATTTCGTTATAACACCACTGTACCAATTGAGGTAGAAGTAGACTTGGACGTGGATTCTCTCAAAGTAGAAAATCCGTTGATTGACGAAGAAGCGTGGATGGATGGTATACGGGAGATGCTTGATAGTGCTGGTGATTCGGCTGAAGACATTGTGGTTGAAAACCCATGGTGGAAACGCCCAACAGGTGAACTACGAGACTTCTTTAATAACTTGGATGATCTAACTGACGAAGAGTTAGGAAACCTTGTAGCGTATAACATTGACTTGGGTGTTGATATGGATGCTATTAATGAGAAGACTGAAAATCTTGAACGCGATGTTAGTCTTGCTCGTAGAATTCTTGACGATTACAATGAAACGGGTGAGATACCCAGAGAACTTCTAGAAGAGATCCAAGAATTAGCCGAAAGTCTTGGTTTTGATCTTCAAGAAGCCATTGAGTCCATATCCGACGGCACTATGTTTGGGGACTATGATGATAATGAAGGTACAATTCGTAATTCCATTATGAGTACGCTAGAGAAAACTTATAATTCGAAATCCGATACTAAGGAATCTCAGGAGACTAATAGTAACGATTCAGATGATGACGATGAACCCCCTAAGAAAGGCCCGACTATAGTTAAACTATGAAGATGATACGTGATAAAAAGCTTATAGACTCTATCGATGAATATGGTAGAGTCGTATTATCGACCGATGAAGTCATTGAAGCAATGCTTTCTGGAAACGATGTTGCTGGATGTTCATTGAAAGATAAAGATGATAGGGATCTTTATGAAACGAGTTGTAAGGAATTTGTAATTGATCCCACACCATTCAAAAGTGACTATATAAATGAGAGTGTTGATAATTATTTCAAACGACTCTCTGAAACTTGGCTTATACCTAAAGAATATAGGAACATTGATGTTGTAAGTTTTTTATCAGAGAAATGTACAACTGAAGAAGAAAAACAGCGCTTAGTACTTGAACTACAAGAGTTTATAAAGCGTGATCAGGGAATCATTATAAACTTAATGATTTATCTGGTTGATGTAATGAGGGAAAATAATATTGTATGGGGTGTCGGGCGAGGTAGCTCTGTTGCGTGTTTCATACTCTATTTGATAGGTATAAATAAAGTCAATCCAATGAAATACGGCATTGACTATAGAGAATTTTTTAAAGATTAAAAGTGAGGAAAATGTATGGCTAAGCATAGAACGTATAAAGGTAAAGTAGTGGACTTTGAGGATATCGTCAGAGGGAAAGATTCTGACCAAGCAGTTGGAAATGCCAACATGAATGCGCGTGGAGATATTCTTGATGAACATGGTCGTGTTAAACAGACTAAAGAAGATCGTGCACGTGAATACAATAAAAATGTTAGCAATAGTGTTATTAAGTCATCTCTTCTTGATGAGGTTGATGAAGATCTTCCAGATCTTAGTTCAGCTTCTAGAAAGAAATCTACAACTCAGAAACGCACTGAGAGTAAACAATCCACTAAAAAGCAAGATACTGAGTCATCAGCTAAAGCAGAATCAACCGACACTGGTGAAAATATTGATTCTAAAGAAGGAGATGAAGAATGATCGAAGCATTTGGTGAACGTATAATTGTCGAAGATCTTGAACATGGTGAAAGAAAGACTAAATCTGGTATTGTGCTGCGAGACGATGATGGCAAAACACATGGCATTCGTTCACGATGGGCCAAAGTCTATAAGGTTGGAGAAGAAGCCACTTTAGTTAAAGAGGGTATGTGGGTCTATATAGAGCATGGGCGATGGACACATAAGTTCCGTGAAAAAAATGATGATGGTGAGATCCAAGATTATTGGCTTGCTGAATATAAAAGCATTTTGGCAGTTTCCGATGAGAAACCTGAAGGCGTCATTGTGAATGATAGTTATTGATTGTGGAGATAGGTAGATGAAACCAAATAATCTTACAATAAAAAGCGTACACTTTGCTAAGGGCGTTAATTTACCAGCGTCCGCTCAAGAAATACTCGATATGGGTTTGGCTAATGGCGATGGAATATATCGTGTAGATCCTTTGAGTGATGGTGTAGGATTTGATGTCTATTGTAGTTTCAGTGTTAGGCCGGGTGAAGGGTGGATGATGTTCGCCTATAATACTAATAATATCACTACGGCGTTGAATGTAACCACACCTACCACAGTCACATTAGGTGTGGTAGGTGACTATGAATGGAAATCACTCAGAGATACATTCGGTGATGGAATCTTAGTCATTGATGAACATGGGAATAATACATACATGTCTAAGCAGAAGCTTTCTAGTGCAAATGTAACCAATGTTTATGATGTGCAGTCATTATCTAACCTTACAGATTATAGTCGAGGTATGTTCATCCACGACGAAATATCTGGTACTGATGTGAAAAACACAGACTATACTATCATTAAACTTGCTGGTGTATCAGAGACAGTGAAATGTGCCGTATATCAGTATTCTAATCTTAAATTTGATGTATGGGGATATGGTTCATATGATTATTCATATGGGTTTCATGATGAACTTTTTTACTATATCAGATAGTTTATTTCTCCCTTGACGAAACAGCATATAATGATATTGTATTAAGAAATTGAAGAGGAAACTAGTAATGAAACAGTTATGGTATAAGAAATACCGTCCGACGACCTTGGACGGTTTTGTTTTTGTAGATGATCATGTTGAATCGGTAATTAAAGAATGGATCGATGAAAAATCCCTCCCGCACAGTTTGTTTTGTGGACCTCCCGGCACTGGAAAAACCACACTTGCATATATTCTAATCAATGAATGTGGCTATGAAGATGTAGACGTGAAATACATTGCAGCATCAGTGTCAAAAGGTATCGATACTATACGTGATGAAATTATTACCTTTGTTGAACGATCATCATTTGGTGAAATGGGTCGTGTGGTTATTCTTGATGAGGTTGATGAAACTACACAAGCCTTCATGACTGCACTGAGGAACCTAATCGGTGAGATGTATGATAGCTGTCGATTTATCCTAACGGCTAATTATCCTCATAAGATTATCCCAGCGTTGAAATCACGGCTACATACAATCAACTTCAAGACCCTTGATAAAGAGAGCTTTGTGACTAGGGTATACAACATTCTGACTAAGGAACAGGTGAAGTTTGATCCAGACACACTCTTAGATTACGTAGAACGCTACTATCCAGATATGCGGCGCACTATCAATGCCCTCGAACAAAACACTATCAGAGGTGTTCTGATGGCCGAGTCAAAGGAAAGCGTTGAGGACAGCCCAGACTGGATGAAAGAGGCAATTGTGTACTTTGAACAAGGAATGATCAAAGAAGCTCGTAACCTAATCGTTAGTAATATATCTGATTCACTCTATGAGGATTTTTATGAGATGTTGTATAAGAATCTGAACTGGTTTTCATCATCGGAAGATGGTCAGGATGCGGCTCTTTTAACCATTCGTAAGGCGTATGTTGACGATAAGCTTGTAGTAAACAGAGAAATTGTGCTATCATCATGTTTAGCACAGTTGTCGAAACTTTCAAAAAGAGGATAGGGCGATGGTTGAAAACTCTTATATCGAGATTTCAAATAAGATTTCAGATCTTTTGATGACCTACAATGACGATATTCATGTGATTGTACGTTCACCTGAAGCCACAAATATACAGGTGTCATATGACACCTGTATTATGATTCCGGTCACAGACCACAAAGACCCCATTAACTTTCGTTATAAGACCGTTGGTCTCACTGAGATCTACGATTTGTTTAAAGCGATTAATGCGGGTGTTGAAAAGGTCTATGGATATGATAGTGAACCTCGCCGCTGTGTGTATATTTCTCAGAAGAAACTGGGTACGGTAGTTGGTGATCATTCATGTGGATATGAGATTCATCCAAGTGCTATCAATGATTTTCGGAATCATTGCAAGATAAAGCTTAAGCCATCATCATACATTATAGTACTAACTGTGAAAGATGTTGATGACTATGGTGAAGTTGTGAACGCTATTGAGAATATAATGGGTATTGTTAATGAAGTGTAAAATAAAATTCATGAAGAGCATGCCAAGATATCTTAAAGAGAGTGATACGTACTCAAAGGATAATCTTGATTTTATTATTAAAGGCGATAATATTAGACACAGGTCCATTATGACCAGTGACGTTGGTCAAATTGTTCTTGCGTTTACAGATTCGCCATCATATCATAGTGACAATCTCGAACGTAGTTATTATACTACGGTATATAAGAGTATGTCGATTATGTATGGAACAGATGCATTTGGATTTAGAAATATCTCATACTTAATGTCATACTTTATAGTCTTATATTTTATAGAAAAGTGTCACAGCGATGAGAAACTACGTGACAAAATGCGCCGTGAAATGGAATTAATAAATTCCACGTTTATGTATTATAGCCCAGATCATGGAATGGAACCGCTATATGATGTTATAAAAAACGGCCATATTTACATACCTAAGTCTTTCTATAAAATCGTTTCAGAATTTGTAGAAAAGTATGAATCTGATATAAGGTTCACTGCTTTGGACACAATTCCTAAATATAGGCAATCTATTGAAGCTCTTGTAGACAACGGAAAGGTTCTTGTACAAGGACGATTAGATAAGCCACGTCCTGCTTTTAATACGACAAATGCATTGTATGATTCTGAATATATTTCAAGTAAATCGTATTTGCTGAAAGATGTGGATAAAAACGAGTTAGTGAGAGACTATACCAAACCATATGATGGTGATAGTGATGATAACAAAAGTAAAATTGGAATATTTAATAGCTTGCTAACTCTATTCGAGTGTTCGTCGTTTCGTATAAAATCTATGTTATTTCCTAAAATTTCCAAGAAATCTAACCTTCTTGAATTGTCGTCTAGTGATGTTGATAAAAATATTCATGATCGTATTGGCAATATTAAGTTCAAATCTCTAGAAACAATATATGCCTATTTGACGTGTTCTATTGATAATCATAAACACTATGGGCCAAAAATTAGAAAGTATGGTAAACAAAAAGGCGTGACAATAACATCTAAAACAAATATTAACGAGAGTAATACACGTTTCAAAGTGAAAGCGTACTATTCACCTAAAAATATTAAAAGCTTTCTAAAAACACTGAAAATATTATCGGAGGTATCGGCTCATGCATTAATAAGTGATACAGACTTTATGCCATTTATGAAAAATGTAGTTAAGGGTAATGCCAGACACAATACTCTTCAACAACTATTGCATAAAAAATCAGATGAGTTTCGAACGATGGAACGTGAAGACCAGACTAACGTTTATGATGCTTTAATTAAAAAATCAAAATTTACGTCTAGTATCTTTAAGTACCCGTATACAAAAACCGTACAATTTATTAGTGAGGGTCTTATTATTGATGATGATGTATTAGAAGAGATAATAAAGAATTATTTAAATGCTTCCAGCGTAACCTTCTCAGTGCATTGTGATGATATAAGGGATCTACATAAGCTCAAGCTTATGGGCATGAATATAGATTCTTTAGAATATGATATTAGGGACTCTGAAGATGTTTTGAAGTACTTCGAAGAATATTAACTTATAAGTTAATAAGTATAAATATATAGGGTTTTGATTGATATGAGGAAAAGATCATGCAGATTAACGAACTGTCAACGGTAAGTGAATATTCTCTGACCGACTCTGAAAATAACATCATTGGTGTTGCTAAAGTTTCTAAAGATGGAAACGATAGCTCTCTAGAGTTGTCACTTGGAGAAAAGCTGAAGTTCCAGTCTAAAGAAGAAGTTGCCGGATTTCTGGAACAGATTCTAAACATTATGGAGTAAATTTATACAGCCCACTGGGCTGTATAAATTTTATTAAATTGTGAAATACGAGGTTGTTATGGTTGTCGATTATGAACATTGTCAAAAAATGCCCAAAATTCTGAAAGAATTCCAAGAGCGTTATGGTAGTGATATAGACGTAGGAATGTTTTTGTCACCAAAATATGGCATTGATCACGGTCTATATTCAGAGCTAAGTAAAAATTCATTTGTGAAAACCTTGTCAATAATTACCGGAATGACTGAGGAAAACATGTTTTGGCATTATTCACATCATCCAAAGATTTCTAGTGTATTCTCTGAGAATACCTTTTTTGGATTCAATAGCGCGACTGAGTTGGTGTTATATACAATGGTTATATATCTTGTGAAGCGTTTCCATCCATCAGATGAATACAAGGCTCGAATTGAGTCTGAATTATCTGATATTGGCAGTGTATTCACTGTTAAATATAGATACGAACTTATGCCTTTAGATAAATTCTTACATGAGTTTGGGTATAAAGTTTATGACAGTGTGTTGGTGGATTTTATATGTTCCGTGGTATCTGAATACCACGAAGATATCAAGAGTACTGCTACTGACGCTATTGATTCGTTTCGAAAAATCATAACAGATCAGAAGAATTGTTGTACTGTCTTGCTTGATTTCAATTATAGTACATATGTTGACATCTTTCACGATACATACTATTTAACAGACTCAATTAGAAAAGTGAATGAGAAGACGCTAGAGAATGTTTTAAATGATGAATCTAAGATAAACAATAGATTTTTCTCTGAATATATGATTTATAGAATGAGTGGTGTATGTGAAGATAATGAATCTACTTTTGCAAATTGCAGTTTTGATCATAATGATGGATTTGAGATACCATGCGTACAGTTTTTAGGTGTTGTAGTGAACAAGTGTGATAACCACGACTCACTCACTTTTCAGTCTACTTATTCTGATGTTAGAGATTTATATGACGGCTTTGTGAAACACATACCTATAAGCACCTCTATATTGAAGGGTAGAGTTATTCTAGACCCTATTGGTTTTTCTAATAAAACTGCGGAAGTAAGATCGTGGGGGAAACAATTACGTATTAATACTAGTTGTGCTAATACTATCGTCAGTGGTAAAGAATCTGACAGTTTCAATTTCAAACTATGTGCTTACTATAACACCAAGAATATAGAATCAACTAAAAAGGTAATAAAGTTTATTTCTGAAATCGACCCTAGCGCCACCATATCTAATGTGCAAGGTTTCAGTAAAGTAAACCCTAAAATGGTATCAATAGAATCATATTGTACTAAGATGAGCGAAAAACTCAAACGAGAGAAAGTTCCAAACGACGACAATATGTATATGAAATTCTTACAGGAATGTAGGACTGGTAAACGTGGTCAATTTAGACTGAGATACACAAAAGTTATCCAGTACTATGCCAATGGGTTGATTGATGATTATATTTTAGATGTGATCATCAACAGAAGCCTTAGTGCCGATAGATTTACCGTGTCTTTATCATGCAATGATTTACGTAGATTGCGAAAACTAAAGTTATTGGGTATTGTTGTTGATAATCTGAAATATAAAATTTCAGATGCGGATTATGTCATGAAACACCTTCAATTTATGGCAACTACTTGACCCTGAAGTAGACATAGTTTATAATGATTTAAAACTATGGAGAGAAATATGAGCATCAAAGATCTTTTCTACGAAATGAAAGCACTCAGTGAAAAATCAGAGAAGTTCTTCATGAATCGCAGTGTATATCGTGGGAAGAACGTGGTAGTGTTTGACTATAGCCTGACTATTCCGGGCGATTTCAACTCTCAGGCTGCTATGGAGTGCCGTGGGTCAGTCTTTGAAGTGGATGAAAACATGGACTTTGTGCGTTGCGTATGTCGTCCTTTTGAAAAGTTTTTGAACGTCCATGAATATGACTACGAAGGTAATGAAGGTCTGTATCGTACAGTTAAAAATCAATATGGTGTGGATGTCAACTGTTCTGACGATATTCGCTCATTGAAAGTAGCTTATGCTCTTGATAAGCTCGACGGATCAATCATTTCATCATTCGATTGGGATGGTGAGCTTGATATGAAATCCAATTCGTCACTGACTTCAAGCTATAAAGTGATGGGTATGGAAATGATTGAGAATGATAAACATCTTTATGAGCGGTCTAAAGAACTTACTGACCAGAACTATACTGTTAATTACGAGTTACTTTCCAGTAACCCGAAGTATCAGATCGTATTGTGCTATAACACTGATCGTTTGATTGTCACTAGTGTACGTCATAATGATACTGGTGAATACCTATCTTATGACGAGATGATTTCTCATTTTGGTGAGGACTATGTGGTTCCTAAAATTACAGAATGGGATTGGTCTGATGCGCAAAGTAAAGAGAATGTGGAAGGCTATGTACTTGTCATGGAATGTGGTCTGCGCGTTAAGCTGAAGACTGAATGGTACGTGACACACCATAACACTAAAACTAATTTTTTGAGTACAGCACGGCATTTCTGGGAAGCGTATCTCAATGGGGAGACTGATGATGTTTTTCTAGTAATTCAGGGTAACCCTATTCTTGAGGATCGCTTTAATGAACTTCTGGAAAAGTCTAACACTCTGTATACTGAAATCATGGAAGATGGCCATGCGTTTTATCTAGAGAACAAGCATTTGGATAACGCTATGTATTTCAAGAAACTTAAGTCTCATCCGTTTAAGCATTTCTTGTCAAATTCGTATGCGTCAATGCTGAAGAACAATGATCATGAGCTTTCTGCTCGGCGCATTGAGGAAAAGATGCTGATTAAGAAAAACATCTCTCGAATGGAGGTTAGTGAGTGGTAACACTCACTACTTCAACATGCGCTTAAATGATCTTATTAAATACGCACGTCTTTATGATTGGAATATCGAATTCACCATACCTAGTGATGGAGCGTGTGGTACCTTAAAGCATATACTTCGAGATCTTAACATATACTACTTTTTGGCTTCATATGATGCCAATGCCGCTATTCATAATAGGTACTATTACTATATGGAAAATGAATTCGGCATGAGTGTTAAAGATGTTATGATGAAATACCGATGTGATAAAGAAAAATATGTATACATCGATCTTGTATATTATATCGCAACGATATTTAATGACAGGGATATTCTTCATAATCCCTTTAATTATAAAGACATAGAATATACTGACGACAGTAGTTGTATAGTTATACGTAATATTGAGAATAGTAACTATTCATGTATAGAATTCTCTAGGCTATCGAATAACTATATAAATCTTTTAAAACTGAAAGGTAATAAACATCACATTGATTCTATTGTGATCAATGTCAATGAAATTGAGGATGAGTTGGAATCCTCACCGTTCGAATACGATGTAGGTGAATATGATTAGAAATCAAAAGAACATTCCGAATAATCTTTACAGAATTCTTATAGATCACAGTAATGTGGAAATTAAGGTTCATTGTTATATTGATGATCACATATCTAATAAGATAAAAGACACTGACGTTTTGTATATCAACTCCAAAAATGACATGAATTTATGTTCTGTTGATCAGATCATTAATATTTTGAACAATGGAGAAAAAAAAGTATTACCTTATATCATAAGTGAGTTTGATAAAGACAATAATGCCACCAGATCTGTGGAAACTATTATTTCTCGATTGAACATAGATAATGCCATTAGTGACGCAATAGAATCTGTATACGAAAAGAAGTTCAATAAACCTTTTACAAATCATTTTAGTGTTGATTTTAGACCATGTGATGAATACGATGTAAATCTTTCTATCATGCCAACGCCATCCGGTGTTGAAAAAACAGTCAGACTCTGTAAACCATTGGATGATGTTTATATCAATATTGGTCATGAGAATCTTATAAGTATTATTGAAAAAGATATAAATATGTATGACATTCATACATGTTTAAACTTTTTGAAACTGAGATCTATAGAATGTATGGAACATCTTTTGATCGTATCAGTACCCAAAGAAGATATATGTACCGATAACATTATGGATATTTTACAATATGTTATCGGAAACTTATTCAAGGAATAAACTGTGCAGCCGGAAGTGATTCTATCTTTCATAACCTTATGTTGTGTTCTTCTTTTAGGTCTGTATATCTCTAGATCTAATAAGCAGAAAGAAGAGCGAGATCGAAAAATCTACGAAGTGATGTACAATGAAGTTAGACGTGCATCTAGAATATCTTTAGAATGCAGGATGGAAGTTGATAATCTAGCAGTAAAAACTGCCAAAGAACAACAGAACACATATCAAAAACAAACTGAAATAATTCATATGTTGAAAAAGATCCTTCCTCCTGATGACGAATATGATCTATTGAACCTGACAAGTAGAGAAGAAACTGCAAAAGACTTACTGGAAAAAATTCGCATACGGCAACAATATATTAGTGAAGCTATTGAAAAGTTAGAAAAAAGGTTGTAAGGTAGTAGAAAACGATAGGAGAAGTGATTTTGTCTGAGTTTCAAAAAGATATTTTGTATTTTATTTCCGCATATCTGCAAATTACTGTTTGGTTTTTTGTCTTTTACTTTCTTGGTGCGTTCGACACGGTGTATGCACCTTTTTTCGCTATGATAGTACTTCTATCACATCATATAGATGTGTTTGTATTTAACGGTATTAAGTCAATGATAAAGAAATATAGGTCGTAGTATGGATTTGGAAATTGGACAGTTAGAAATATTTAATAATTATGGTAGGAATGTCATAGTTACGCCTCTCAATATAGAGATATGCGACGAAGAGAAGTTGAAAAAAGACTACGAAAATGTTACGGGCATCAACGTAGATGACGAGCCGGAACATCGCAACATTCTTGCGAGATTGTTCTGGTTTTTGACAATTTACAAATCCAATGAGAACGATTATCCAAACGTCAATAGATTATTGGGTAAATTGACATCTGAAACGGTAGTGGCTAGGAACTGCTCTAGTGACACTGTAGATTATGAATTTGAGATTGAAAAAGAAAAGAATGTTTCTGATCCTTACGAATGGTATGATCATGCCAGAAATACTCTATTACTCCAACATGTTTCATTGCCTAAAAACATAGATGATATTATCGAAAAGCTCAACATTCATGATCAGCTTACCCGCTTAGAAAAAGCGTTACCTACAGAGATTGTATATGACGAATATATAAAATTTACCTTACGAGGGCTCTATAACACATTAGAGACCTATCTAGGTATGGGTGTTCTTATTCCAACTACTAAAACTTATATGGAGTTGTCAAAGCTCTATATAGACGTGGATACTCTGTCGGATCTTTCGTGTTATATTCAATTTTCAAAACATGTATTCAACACCTATATCAAAAATTACCAATATATAAAAACACATGCTCATGCATATAAGGTATTCTTTTTAGTCAGTATACCTTATCAAGACGTGATGGATTACGCTAATACAAAATTGTTCAAAATTTCTTTTAGAACTGACGAGCCATTTCAAAGTTACAAGTCCTTAGAAAAAGAAAGTTTCCATGTATCGAAGGTAGTTGTGAGACCATTAGTTCATGGTGGAAATTTCACAATAGATGACGTAATGGATAATTATGATAAAAATCCCTATGAGATTGAAATAAAAACTACGGATATGGAAAAGGTATTGAATTACTTGAAGATCAAAGATATACTACCACATGACGTGTATTTGTATTCTTATGACTTACTTAATGATGAGTTCTTTTCAATCCTTGAACGGCTTGGAAAAAACCGTGTGTAAATAACTGAAAATTATCTAAAAGGTGTATAATGTATAACGAAACAACCGAAAAGAAATTCACATTCTTTGCATTCCGTAACAAAAAGAATGATATATTTATGAGTAGACCTTCCGCACCCTCGAAGCGAAAGTATGAAGATACCCTGTCTACGCGACTTTGGAGGTTGTACGGAAAGTTCATTTGGCGACCATTCCAAATGTTTGTAAGAAAGACTTCGAACAGTAGACCGTATTTTACGCCTTTTTATAAATCTTTTATGCCAAAACGGGTCGAACATCCTGAGTTTGAATACTATAGCTTCATTTTCATGGATAAAGCATATCGTTGTTCAAACCCTCTATATGTTTTATTGAGCTATCCTATCACAGGTATCAGGAATTATTTTCAGAATAACTCGCATCTAGTTTGTAACTGGAACTATAGCATTGCGAAAACTTGGCGAAATCCTATTAAGTATAAGTTGCTACAGCGTCCATTTATTCATTTTGCTAAATTCATTGATCATGTATATCGAAAAGACTTCACGTGTTGTGGTTTTAATAGTGACTTATGTGAACATGACGATGACGAGCGTTTTGAATTAATCAACTGTGGTACTGATGCCACTCCTGATGGAACAGATCATTGGTTTTACGGATATGTACATTGCCCCCGATGTAACACACCAGTTTGGCATTCGGATAGTACTTTGTGATAATCTATGGAAGTGAGTGTTTTAGTTGTAATCCTTGCTATACTTTCGTTGTTATTTTATTGCCTTGGTGCTATAATGTTTTATATATTCCTCAAAGCGTATTTAGATAATGGCTTAATGAATCGCATTTTGTGTATTCTTTTAAGTGTATTTTGGTTTTTGGTGTTGATTTATGCGTTAGGGAATGGTAATATAAGTATCAAACGTTAATGGATAAAAGAGGCTATAATATGAAAAAGTTTTACAAATTTCCGTCAATCGAAAGCTTTCACCACAAAGTAAAGGCCGGAAAGAAGTACCATGTTGGCCCAAAAGAATTCAATATCAAACCTAAACTTCATGGCACTAACGCGGCTATCGTTTATGATCCAGAAGAAGGTGTTTACGCACAGTCACGCAAGCGCGTAATTGATGTTGAAAATGACAACATGGGTTTCGCTAAGTTTGTTGATAGTCTCGATACGGACATTTACAACGACTCTGGAAATATCATTGTTATCTATGGCGAATGGGCTGGACTAGGCATCCAAAGTAAAGATGCTATCACTCAAATTGGTCGTAAAATTTTCGCACCTTTCGCCGCCATGGTAATGGATAAAGACGGTGAAAATGTCATTGACCTAATGACAAACACCAATGATGTACGAAATGTAGTTGAGGCGGCAGGTCTCAGTGATCATCCAGATGTTATTGTCATTGATACTATCGATACCATCAAAATCGATTTCAACGGTGACGAAGATACCATGAAAGCTGTTGCTGATAAACTCAATGAACTAATCGATGTCTACGAAAAAGTTGATACATGGGTTAAAGATGTATTTGGTGTAGAAGGACCGGGCGAAGGTTTTGTTGTAACACCACAAACAAACGATTATGAGCTTTTCTATAATTGGAGCTTCAAGATCAAAACAGATGTACATACGGTGAATAAGTCTTCGAAGTCTGTGGTGGTTAAAGCTGAAGCCAGTAAAGATGCTCTTGACTTTGTTGATCGATTTGTAACACCTGCACGACTCCAACAAGCAGTGTCTGAGCTTGGCGGTGAAGATGAGATGGACATGAAAAAGATGGGTGAGTTCCTGAAATGGATGGGTCAGGATATCAAGAAGGAATCGGCAGATGAACTTGAAGCATCTAATCTGGAATGGAAAGATGTGTCCAAGCTCATTACAAACAAATCTCGTATGTGGTTCATGACACAGTATAAGTGAGGTAGATGATGTGTACGGATGACGAGCGCGATATTAAAATTGTAGTTTGCGCAAGTACAGGTAAAGGCAAGACCACCATGTGTGGTCTTGTTACTGAAATTCTGTCTATGCATGGGTTCAATGTTATTTGTACCGATGAAGATCTCCCTCACCAACATATCAATGTTATGGAAGATGCTTTTACCGAAAGGCTTGATCGACTGTTGGCGGCAAAACCAATAATTGAGGTTGGTAGCCAACAAGAACGAAGACCTAATAAAGGCCCAACCAGTGATAAAGATTGGAAATTGAAAAGGTGAATAATGATTAAAGTAAGCGGAAACTATCGATGGTGTGTTGATGCCGATTATGATACGTATCGCGACTGTGAAGCGAATGGTTGTGATTCTATTTGTCGTTGTAGCACCATAACTAACGTCGAAATAGAAAGTGTATCAGACCCCTATATTACTATTAAAGAAGATAGTGGTAAAAATGGACGTTGGGTTAATTATAAGCCAAGTGGTATTGAGCTATACTGTATTGACCGAATAAAAGTATATACTGGCGTCTACGAAAAAGATAACTGGGACATAGATGTTTGTAGTGGTTACTACGGTGATGAACTTGGTCCCGGCACATTTAATAACGATGATCTACTAGAGAACCGTATCAAAGAAATGATTGAAATGGATAATGATCTGGATAAAGTACTTTTTGTACTTGAATTAGAATACAACTTCACTGCTGATACCATCAAGGATTGCAATACTGCTGAAGTTATCAGCATTAATAAGAAAGATGTGGTTACTCGCTTTAATGAGAATGGCTTTGTTCGTAAAAATGATACGAAGTATCCACGTGATATCGATACTAAGATTCCCATTTGTATTGTGCGTGAAGGACTAGAACTGGTGGATGGTAATAATCGTATGCTGGACGTACTTCATAACTATCCCGATAAGAAAATTAAAGTTATTAAATTGTGGGAGAAGTGATATGTCATTCAAAGAAGATTGTGAAAAATATGGTGTGGTTTTAGAAGGACGTTGGGAACAGGGAACCAACCACCACCCTGAAGCTAATCAAAATCTAAGAGAACTCTATGATTTGGACTTTCAAGAATATAACGATCATTTCTCTTGGAGTGTTGGCGGAGATGGGGATAATGGGGAAATTCTTATTGAACAGTATTCAGTGATTTTAGAACTTCGTGACGCTGAGCTAAAAGAAAAATACCCCAAAGCCTTTGCTGAAATAAAAGAAATTTCTGAAAGTCAAGGAATCAGCTTATTGGAAGCGTCAATGAAAATTATTGAATCACAAAAACATTGACATTATATAGATATAAATATATCATACTATGCTTAATAGATTGTTACGAATGTTTAAAATAAAACGCCCGAACTATTCAGTTCATGGCTATGGTACCGCTTATAGATCTTCTGAGAGCTATATGAAAGATCCTAAAGTAATACATTTCCTTAAACAAAATACCACAAAGGGGAACATTAATGCGTAGTCGTGAAGTTAGATTTCTCACACTAGAAGAAGAAACTGATCTTTATAACAAATATATCACAAACGATGACAATGAATCTCTACATCGTATTGTTGAAGCATATATGCCTCTAATTGGAAAGATTGAGAAAGGACTTCGTGGTTATGGTATGGATACTGAAGATATGGTAAATGAAGGCGTCATTGCATTCATCAATGCATTGGAACGATTTGACCAATCCAAAGGCAATCGATTGTCAACGTTTGTTGCTCCATTTGTGAAAAGTGCAATGTATGAGTTTGTTTTTAAGAACAAAAATATTGTTAAAACGATCACTACACGTGAGCATCGTAGGGCATTTTTCAATCTTGATAATTATAAAAACTCAAATGGAGTCATTACTGAAGAATCTTTGAGTAACTTTGCTAAAGACTACAACATGAGTTTGTCACAAGCAAAAGATGCGTTGGCGCGATTGAGAACATCGTATGTACCAGCATCGACAGGATCAGATTATGAAGATGAATCAAATACGTATGTTCACGACGTTGTGGCTCAAACTGAAAGTCCTGAAACTTCTATTGTTAATTCACAACAACAGAGTCTATCAATTAAGGCACTATACGAAGCAATCCCTACGCTCAATGATCGTGAGCGTGATATTCTCAACAAACGTTGGCTGGATAGTGAAAAGAAGACACTGAGTTCGTTATCTGAAGACTATGGTGTTTCACTTGAGCGTATTAGGCAAATTGAGCGACAAGCTATTAAAAGATTAGCGTCATACATCAATGAGAACTATGAGCTTTAGAGAAATCGAGAGTCTTGAGGAACTGTTCGAGTTTATACCGAAAGTTCATAACGTGGCTACCTTAACTCCCTGTATAAGGTACTATGGAAAAATCGTCCAGCGCGGTCAATATGAGATTTTTGATAAAATAATGGATGTAACGCTTGCAAATGACTATCCTATAATGTATAGTATGTCATTACTTAGGTACACATTTAATTTTAGACACAACATCAGGAATTGGAAAAAATTTAAAATAATGATGAAGTGGATTGTTTATAATAGTTATATGAGTGATAATATTAACTCCATGTTTATGGGACTGGATTATGATTACAAATAGTATCAAAGAATTATACCAACAGGCTATTTCCCTAGAAGACACATTTAAATCAATTGCAAAGTTTACTAAGAATGATTCTAGACTAAAAGCCTATCACTATAAAAATAAAAGAAAATGGTTGAAATACCGTACACTTGCTGTTATACTACAAGATAAGTATTTAGATTCATGAGGAATTTTACGTGAGTATCGTTATTCCCACATTAACAATGATTTAATAAATGGTTTAGGTTACTTCCTAAACCATTTTGTTTAGGAGGTAATTATGAAAAATTTTAAAACAAATGAAAAAGTACGACTGGTAAAATCGAATTCCGAAATCGAAGTACGATTTCACAGCTTTTCAAGACAGCGAGGATTTGCTTTTGTTACTGGTGTAAACGATAATAAATTCAAGCACGTCAATATCAAACACATCCATAAACAAGGTTGAGATAATACCATGAGTAAAAGTGAATATCTGAGAAACGTACCCAATGGTTGTGACCGTACTGCTCTTAAAGAACTTCTGGGTATCTACGGTATGTTTAAGTCTGATAAACAAAAGGAAGCGCTCAAGAGCAATTCGTCTCTACAAGCATATGGCGAGGCTGTAGAAACCATGATGGATGCTCTTGGTATTGACGAACATTTTCTTAGGAACATTCTTAATCAATCTGGTAGCCCTGAAAAGAAGCGTGAGGAAGAACTTCGGAATAAATTTAAGATTGTCGGTACTTTCAGTCGTCCTTCTGATCAAGGTCATAATGGCCAAAAATGTCGCGAACTCGGATTTATAGTTACTGTGCCCTACGATGGCAATTATACTTTGAATGACAGTATGGATTTCATTAACCTACGTCGGGAGTACTGAATATGAGTTCACGAGTCGTAAAAACTATTGACGATACTACTACAATTGTACGAACTGGTCGTACTAGATTTATCCCACGTTTCAGTTTGTTCCGTGGATTTTTCATGGAGTATCAAGAAGAAAGGATGCAAGAACATAGCTTTAGCTGTAGCATTCTTGGTAATTATGTTATGCATTCTCCACCTTTTTGGGTTAAATCGAATAATGATTTTGATTTTAATGAACTTGTTGGAATTGGCAGGGACGTGGCATAAATCGTTATTATCTTTATCCATTATTGATCTATAAATATCAGTAGTTAACTATAATGGAGGATAATTACGATGTCACTATCAATGAAAGAATTGCGTTCTGTTATTGACGATGCTATGTTGATCACCGAAGGTAAAGGCGATGATCTTCTCAAACAGTCAGTAGAAGGTATCAAAAACAAATATGCTGAGAATTTAGATCAGATCGAACCAGTAATAACGACTACTGAAAAAACTTGGAAAAAGTTTAAAACAACGCCTATATTTAAAAACTTTCCCAATACTTGGAAAACATTGGTTGCCGATGTTTTGAAGTCGAATATGCTATATACCATTTCAGAAGAAATTGGTGATCAAACGCTGATGAAAAAAGTTAAGTATCGGGATTACAAAGCTTCTGAAGTATTCGATTACCTGTCCCATCTTTTAGGCGTAAACTATTCTAAAATTCAAAATTATAACCCCAGTGAATCCAAAACACCCATTGAAGACTTAAAAGCGTATGAGGACGAGTTTATAGAACTGTCTCAAGAAAACTTGATACCCAAGAGTGGATCTGAAAAAGTTTTGATAGACTTTGGAGATATGGCTTGGTATGATTTGGGTAAGGGATCTTGTGAAGACGAAGCCGAATCTATGGGGCATTGTGGTAATACACCATCTGAAAAACCCGGTGATCGTGTTTTTTCACTCAGAACAAAAGTAAATGTAGGTGGTGACACATACTTTAAGCCTCATTTGACCTTCATATTCAACAATGGTTTCCTCGGGGAAATGAAAGGGCGTGGCAACGATAAACCTGCACCACGATACCATAAGCACATTTTTGAGTTATTGAAACTTCCTATAATTGAGGGGATTGTGGGCGGTGGATATGAGCCTGAAAATAATTTTGAACTAGACGATCTGTCTGATGACATGCTCAAGAAGCTTCGTGAAATTAAAGGCGATGAGTTTGTAGATTCTGCGGGTACCCAACTATTACCATTGAAGAAAGAAACTGAAAAGTTTAAACAGGGAGAGGGGTCACCTAAGAAGATTGTAGATATAGTAGACAATATTCTAAGTGAACATTACCATGGGTCTGATTATGAAATCCATTATGACACTGAAGATGGAAAGTTCAAAGTATATAACGGTTTAGAAAATGCAGCACCTGAACTATCTACAATACGAGAAGGATATTTTGACTTCTTCGAAGCACCTGCTATAGACAGCTATAAGGGATTTATGGAGGATAACTTCATAGGAAAGATACAGGATTCTGTCACATTACATATTTACAATTTGTATAAAGAGGATATAATAGATTTCCAAGGTATTGAAGAAGACGAGTATGACATACAATATGTTGAAGATAACTTGGATGAAATCATTGAGAACATAGCAGATGACGTTAAGACTGCATTAGATCGTTTAAATGATGATGCATATGAGTCTGGTTCAATGGCTGAACTAGTAGAAAATGTTCAAAGTGCAATAACTGACTTTACAACTGAACTACACTTTGAAGATATGTATGCACATGATTTCGCAGATGGTAAGAATTTTGTAATAAAAGACAATGATGTTTATAATTATGTAGATAGCCTTATTAGAGGTAGTGAGCCAGTTGAAGAAGAGATTGGTGACCACTTCAAAGTCGAACAGCCATATTATGGTTATATGGATTTTGATGAAAGTATGCTTACTGACGAAGTGATTGAAGAAGCCTTTAGAGAAAACGATATTGAGTTGGAGTACTTCAAAGAAAAAGAAGAGTAACAATGTTTTACCTTTTAAGAAAATTGTTCAAACGTAGAAAGAAACTTGAGAAGTATAGTGTAGATGAATACGGTGGTCTAGGTGGTGGTATTAGAGTATCATTAAACTTAGACCATCCTGAAGTTAAAACCTCTATAATGTATCGGCTAAATCAATTAGCTCAATACGATATTGTAAATGGAAAACTTGTCAAAAAGAAAAACGCCAGAGTCGTAAGCAAGGATGATCTTGAAGGACAAATTTATTATCATAAAGAAATGCTTAAGAAATATGATGAAGGTTATGATGTTGATGAGAAATATCATAGGCGCATGTTGGATTACTTATTGGGAGAAGATAGATAATGTTGCACATCGATAGAAAGAATAAAGATGGTAAAAGAATTCGTTATTACTATAGTAATACAAGCACTTACCAAGAAGCAATAAAATCACAACCTTCTGATATACGTATGTTACAGCTTGCGGAAAGTGTTGTGGATATTAGCTCAAATAAAATCATAAAATGTCGTTTTATGATAGAAGAAGTATTTGATGCATATTACGAAAATAAGGCTTTCGAAAACTCAATCATTCATGAATAATATTTCATAAATAATACTATAAAATAAAGGTATTATTTATGAAAATAAAACATCTACTTGAATATGCTGACGCTAGTACAGAAGATTTCCTCAGTGAAGAGGTTATCGAAAGTGTTAAGAAAAATTCATCTAAGTTTATCAACGAGTTCCTAAAGAAAGGTCTTTTTATATATCGTGGGAATGATGATCTGCCCTATGACGAAATGCACGTCATTCCTACCATGTCTTATCGTGAAGCACATGGAAATATATTTTATAATGACCTTTTTCAAACTTCATTAGAACGCTATCTAAAAGATCATAACATTCCATCCAGATACCAGTATGCTGTTTCCACCATTGCTTTTGATCCTAGTGATTTTGATGGTGTAGGCGTAGATGATTGGTACTACTTTATTCCCAAAGGTAACTATCGTTATCACTATTACTCAAATGTCACTAATGGTGATATCAATGTGAACAATGAATCTTTAAATCGTTTGGCAAAAGTGTCCTATGAAATCGATAGGGTTTATGATTATGCAATTGGATTGGAATATCAAAAAGAATATATTTTTAATAACGTCGATAAGATATTCCACGAAAGAGGTGAAGAATTTGTTTCTAAGCTTTTCACATTAATTGACAAAATTAGAGACATACTATCACACCCAATGGAAATGGTTCAGAAAGATATTATTTTACTCGACCGTATTGTTGCTGAAGCAGATGACCTTCTGGACGTACACCCTTCAGAAGAGGCAGATTCTATGGCACAGGGAACTTATAGGGACGTGTTTGATTTATTCTCAAGACTCAGACATACCTTAGAAACCGATGATCTTTTCACACCTATTGATACCTTTAGAAAGTCTATTGTAGTAGATGAAATTACAGACAGTATTAAACGTTCTGAAATAGTATTTCAGTGTAAAGAATATTACATAGTGCCAATGAGCGACGACGGTGAAGAATTCATAAGGAGATTATTGCAGTGAAATTAAATGAGTTATTTAAAAAAGGCGAAGGCGAGTTTGCTATTGGTTATAAACAACATCTTTGGTTGCTAGATAATGAAGATGTTGAAGAACAAACTGAAGTCTATCAAGACATGTATGATACATTAAATGCCGAACGTGAAGACGGATTCCCCGAATATGCAGATATCTATGACCTGAATGGTGATATGGCAGATGACACGTACCCTGATATCGTTATGGGCAGGATTTTAAACGGTGCCCTTTACCTTATTGGTGATGGAAACTATAGGCATTCTACGGCTTCTAAGACGCTTCTAAAGATCATGGACGAGTTAGAAATTGAGAGAGTTGTCGTGCAAGGTGTTAACTTCAGTTCGGATAATGAATATGAATTTGAGTACGAACAGACTAAGGAAGAATTTTTAAAGCCTCTATCAGAGAAATTCTTCTATCATGGGACTGATCTAAACGCTCTTAAGAAAATCATAAAGACTGGTATTCGTCCACAGGAAGGTAAAACTAATTATGATAAAATTCAACATAGCGGTAAGGTATTCGTAACACTCAATCCCGAACGTGCAGATTTTCATGCCAATACATCTGCTACTAACAATGATTCTTTTCCAGTTGTAATAAAACTAAAGATTCCAGATGTAGATAAGCTAATACTTGACTATGATGTAGCTATTGACGTTTATGGTTATGAACATGAACTTACTATGAGTCTTGGTTATGATGATATTATGCAATACGCAACAGATGGAAATCTAACCTTTAAAACAAATTTAACATCTTTTGTTCCTAAAGATCAATTAGATCAAGTGCGCGATAAATCGTCTCTAAACACTAAGCTTGGTGTCTTTGGATATCTAGGAAGAATACCAGCAACCATGTTTGAGTCCATTTACCTCAATGAAGAAAACTTAAAAACCCAAGCGGTTATGGATGTACACGGTTTTAGTATGGATGACATAGGTGCTACGTCATTAGTTGGTGACTATAACGAATACACCGTATCTGAGTTTGTCGAAGAGTACAGGGATTATGTAGACGAAATCGAAAGTGAAATGGAAGACGAAGACGAAGATATGTAATAATTTTTGTTAAAAGACTTGAAACCAATCCCTATCTGATTTATAATGTATTTAAATATTCAGATGGGGATTTTTATGGACATCGTAAACCACTACAAATGGCTCGACAAACACCTTCCTACCTTTTGGTATGCTGTTTTCGGAGCAAGCCTTGAAGACACTGGATGTGCTGGTATCATTAGTGCACACGGTGACAAAGGCTACCAGTATAAAGGTGAATGGGAGGACGCTGGTATTCCTTTCCCTCACGGTATGGCTCTGTATCTGATGACCTATACTGATAAAATGGATCGCCCCAAGCATGAATCTTCTGAGTGGGTCATTGAGAACTATACTCATTATGTTGATCTGCTTCCGACAGTGGATGAAAACGATCAAGACGTAGCATGTCCTTTTGCACTCGCACAACGTAAAGCCCAACAGGAGGAAGAATAATGTCATCAGTAGACGATCTTTTGAACGAAGAACACGAAGAGTTTAAAAAATTCATGAAAGACGAAGGTCTTGATATTGAAGAGCGTCAAGATGATGCATTTGCTAAAGGTGCTTACCACATTGGGTTTAAATCGTGGCTACGTGCACGTAACCTTATCTGGTTGTATCCTTTTTATACATCGTCTGAACACGCACGGCTTGTGCAACAAAAAGTGACGGTTGACTTTTAATGAGGGATTATTCCCTCATTAATTGTCCTATCTTGTTTTCAAAGTATTCTTTAACGGTTGGACTTTTATTTACAATCGTATCACTAATCATTCGTCCAACACGCATATCAACATGACCATCTTCATCGATACCTAATCCAACTTTTTTAAATATATCATATATTTTATCAATTAATTCAATACTTTGTTCGTCAGAGAAATACACATTTGAAACCATGTCTTCAATTGTGCTTGGGCTTTTTTCGTTCCTTACTCTTTCCATTATATCTTCTTCATCTATCAGAGAAGTTTCGTAAGTTTTCAAATAAGCATTGTTAAAAGTATAAGCAAACGTATTTGCGTTTCTAACATCAGAGTCATTTAACAAATATTCAACCGCGAATTCTGCGGAACGTGCACTTAGCGAAAATATTTTCTCGCCCATTTCCTGAGTCAATTCTTCACCCCTGTTATCCATAACAGTTGCCACTAAGTTTTCCATAAGACTTTCAGGCATGTTGTTGATCATTTCAATGGCTTCTATTTTATCATAATTATTAAACTGGCTTACTGCATTTACGTAATGTTCTATTTCATGAAGGTCTAATTCTTCAAACATTTTCTCTTCGCCTTCAGGAAATCTCTCACGGTTTAATAGAGCATAAAAATAAGAAGTTCTGGCATTCTCAGCAATGACCGGCTCACCCTCTTCGAACTTACCTCGCATAACTTCTTCTGCAAACTCAAAAGCACTCTGAGGGTCTTTCTTAAATAGATTCTTTATTCTCTTTTGCATACCACTATCTAAACCTTCATAGGTTTCTTGTGGGTCTAATCTATCTGATATTCTTTTTAAAATATCTAAAACTCTACTTGAATTTTCTTGAGATAATGCAGCCAATAAATCTTTTTTATCTTTTCTATCCAACTCTATTGAAATATCATCTTTTTTAATAAATTTATAAAGCTCTTTGTAATACTCTTTCTGATACAGGTCAGTATATGCCAATTCCATTATAAACAAAGCACGTAACATTTGCTGCTTGATATCAGCATACATATTTTGATAGTTCTCACCGCCAAAGAACCTCAACTCAATGCGGCCATCCATCATATTAAAGTCTTTTAGCGTAGCAGTTATGTATTTTGTATCTAAGGTATCTGAAATAATACTTTCGATAGTATCTATAGTATCTTCAGTAAATGCTCTACCTTTATTATATCTTTTGAATTTTTTCATAGCATTGGATATGTATTTGCTTACGTCGTTAACATGTCTACGCTCGGGAAAGTGTTTGTGGATATATTCAGAGTTAAGCATAACCATAAACTTAGACCTATTGAAATCACTCATATCATACTTATTGGAAGATATAGAGATATGCATACCAGCAAAACTTCTAACTTCCGCTAGATCACTATTAAGAAATTTAAACATTCCTTTTATATTGGTAATGGCATCTTTTAAATTCATTTTTTCAGTAATGACCTCAGTCATTTCATCATGTTCACCCACAACACTATAGATGTGTTCTATACCAAAACCTTTTTGTAACAATGGTCTTACATCATCTGGGTCATACCTTTCACGATCAATATTAAATTCATACTCAATACCAATGTTAAAGTCACCAGAGCGAGAAAGAATATCGCTCACTTCTTTCTGTCCAAACTTAGCGCCTTCCTCAAGCTTATAAGATTCATTTAAAACATTATTCAGATCATGCATCATTTTATATCCGTATTGTATTTCTT